TCCTCCCTGTACAAGTCCACCGCCGGAAAAGGCCATGAACGGCGGATATTGTTGTGACATAGCGGTTTTTAATGCCAATCCACTTGCTAAAGCACCGGCACTGGCTATGATTCCGCTAAGAATTCCACCTTGAGCGACTCCAATCGCGGGCATGGTTTCCATAGATACACCTAAGGTTGGGGCAGCCAACGCAGCTCCGGCTGCCGTGTATCCAGCAACAGAAGAAGCGAAAGTAAGAGCAGCTTGCGTTCCTGATTGCGCTAGAGCAAAAGCCGCTTGCGCGACTTGTGCCTGTTTATTTGCCTCAAACGAAGACTTTCCTGCTTGCCACTCTATAAGAGCGGAAAGACGTCTTGCGTTTTGTTTGTCAGTTTCAGTTTTTGCAGTCGCGGCTGCCTTTTCGGCTTCTATTCTTTTCTGTTCTTCCGCAATAGTCTTCTGATTCTTTTCGTCTTCCTTTTTCTTTTTTCGTCTTTTGCAGTTTGATCTTTTTCTGACTTATCAATATCAGCAGTTGTTTTGTCGTTATACCTTTTTCTTAATTCGTCTTTTTCTAATTGTAGTTGTGCAAAAAGTTCCTTTTTTCTGGATTCGAAATCAATGTCGTCACCGTGTTCCTTTTCGAGTTGGATGTATTTGAGATTATACTGTTCTTCAAGACGTTTCGCGTCCTCGTTATATAGTTCGTCATTGTGCTGGCGGATTTTTTCCGCTTCCGCATCTCTTCTGGCTTGTTTATCAGCTTCATATTCCCGTTCCGCTTGAGCCATTGCGTCGAGGGTTTCTTGTAGTTTTGCTAACTCTGCATCTTTGGCCAAAAGAAAAGCTTGTAACTGTGCGTCTAAAATTCGTTCCGCAACTTGCGCCTGAAACTGTATTTGCTGAATTTGATTTTGCGAATGGACTTGTGCGAGCTGGGCCTGTGCTTGAGCAACCTGAACGTATGCAGAACCGAGTTGGCTTACAACACTCAACCCAACTTTTCCCCAGGCCGTTACAGATTGTAGGAATCCTTGAGATTTATTTGTCGCATAATTGATTTGTTGGCCAATCTCAAAAGCTTGAGATTCGACTTGTGTCATTGGCCCAACTGATTGTTCCCAGTTGCTACGGTATTCCTGGAGTTTTCTGTTTACCTTGTCAAAATCTTCTGCGCGGTTGAGATTTGCGTGTAGTTTAAATCCTTCTTTCGGATTCAACTCCCCGGTTTTCATCTTATTGTCAATTTCTCTTCTTGCTGCATCCAGCATCATATCAAGTTCAGTGATATTTTCTGGTTTGAGTTTTAAAACAACGTCTGGCGAAATCTTATATTTCTTTGATAGCGCATTTACAACGCGTTCGAGTTGATCCTTATCTTTGATTTCATCGATCGAGATTTTTTTCCCATCCAACTCAAGTGGGATCTTAGCCCCTTTACGTTGAGAAAAATCGATTAGCTGTTTTTTCAGATATTCAAAAGATTGCGATTGAATACTTGCAACAATTTTGACGGTCGAAGGATTCGCTTTCCAAAACTCTTCTATAATTCGTTTTTGTTCAGAAAGATCCTGTTTAATTTTCCCAGATCCACCTCCACTAACACTAATTTTAGGAGATGCAGGTTTATCTAAGTTTTGTTTTTGTTGTTCGAGATCTTTGAGTTTTGCTAAAAGAAGTTCAGCTTTTTTGACATCAAAAGCGAATTTGTCAGCGAATAGAGGACCGCCATTCATAGTAGCGAATAATTTCTCGTATTCAACGCCGTAAAATTTCAGCGCTTCTGCATACTCTTTAAAACTTTTCTCACCCAGAGGTCCTTTTGCTGCTTCTGAGTTTATAAGAAACTCAAGACCTTCTTGTGCTTTTTTAATCTCGTCTATTGATTTTTGGGCGTAGCCTTTGATAGCCTCTTCTGCATATTTGTTGTCGTGTTCGGTTTTGTAACGAGTTAGAATGTCGATTGTGAATATAAGTGCGGTTGCACCGAAAGCGAATGGACCTAGAATCTTTGGCCAGTTCTTCGCTGCGGTACCTCCCACGACCTCGAAACCTTTTGCAATCGTGATCAGAGCTGCATAAAATGTGAGTCCGGACGTTCCCGCAACGATAAGCGACTTAGATACATGGCCCGCAGTAGGCCCAAGCTTTTCGAGTTCAGATTCAGTTTTCTTAATCTGATTATCGAGTTTCTTCCACTCTTCTGTTCCCTGCGGAACTTTTTTAATTTGATCCCCAAGGTCTGAGAGTTGTTTTTTAAGTTCGGTCACCCTCTCGCTACCAGATAAGAAGCCAGATAAGAAGCCAGTTCCCTTCCCAGCCAAATTGATCATTGGGAGAAGGGACTCTTGAAAAAGGTTCCCAAGAGCAACACGAGTTTCAGCAGAATTCTTTTCTAAAACTCCCATTGACCCAGCGTAACCGGCCGCCGCTTCTGCGGCCTTACCTTGAAACGCTTCTGCTTCTTTTAAGGTTTCGTTATATAATGCCTGAAGGGCTGCTGCTTTTGTTGTCGCACTGGACAAGTCGTCCATCTTCATGCCGTGTTTATCGAGCATTTTAGAGATATTCGTTTGAATACCAGTTGCGTCAGAAAGAACGGAGTTCTGATTTTTGTAACCTTGTGACGCTACATCAATAGATTCAGCAAGAGAATAATTGGACTGACGTGATACCGAGCCAACGTCTGCATGAGCTTTGATTAATTTTGTTGATTGCTCAACAGAATAACCCATCGTGATAAAGTTTTTGTAAGCAGCAGCAATCGAATCTTTGTTAAGATTTAATTCGCTTGACAGTTTTCGAACGCTATCAATTGCATCGGGTACGGCTTCTTTTCCGAATTGGTATTGAGTGACGGCCGCAAGGCCGCGCATTGTGTTCTTTGCCTTTTCAGCTTCGTCCATAACGGAACGAACGCTTGATATAAGCGCTCCAGCAGTAACGCCAGAGAATGCCATTGTGAATGCGGACTTTAATCCGCCTGTTGTCTTCTCTAAATCTTGAGTTGCTTTATTGGCGTCTTCGAGTTGTTTTTTTGTTTCTTTGATCGATGCTGATAGTCGATTAAACGAAGCAGATCCTATCTCTTGTCTTTTATATTTTGTTTCTAATCGTGATAACTTATCTTCGAGGGATGCTATTGAGTTTATCGCAACTTTCGGAGTCTTCGGATCAAAGACGTTGGCAATAGAAATCCCTGCTCTCTCAAATGATTTCGAAAGATCAAGACCGTGTTTTTTCATCTCGATTAATTCGCGTCTGAATTGCGCGGTATCAATCTTGAGAGACGTATATAACGGTTCCACTTAGCTAGAAGTTGTATCTATTGCGTTACCTTGCGTGAACTGTTCTTTCATATCTTTCCAAGTGCCTTCTGCACGTTTCTTATTTTCCCAAAAAAGTTCTTCTAAAGACTTTGTAATCGAGCTAGTATCAACTCCACGTAAGAGATATGCTTTGTTTTCAAACTCTTTGACTTTCTTTTTAAATAATTCTGGATCTGCGATTTGTCCGTAAAACATACGAAGTATCCACTTTATATCTTCTTCAAGATCAAGAATATCTAGAGCCATAATTCTAGCCCTAATCTCATCCCAATCATATCTAGATATTTCTTCGTACGAATGTCCGGACTTACGTAAACGAATTTCATCAAGTAATCGTTCCGCGTCCGGATCTACTTTTTTAGAGTACCCTCTCCACGGTATTTTCGTGCTTCAGTTTCAAGTGAATTCGTAAACTGTGTTAATCCACTAAAATCCGTTCCACTAAAAGGAATAGAATTGAAAATATCAATATATGAATCCGAATCATGAACAAGCACACGAAATTTTTCCAAAAGAGCATTTAAAAACTCTTCTCCTTTCGCTAAACTTGTTGTTTCGCATTTATCAATTTTCTCAACAAATTTAGAATCCGCAAGAGTCGTGTAGTGTGTTGCAAACCCGATCTTGTCGATTGCTAATTCTTTTTTCTCGTCTGGTTTTTTATCAAGATTGATCAGTTCGATATTATCAAGATAATCTTGATAAGCTTCGTCAATCAGCTGAAATGATTCTGCAAACAGTCCAATGTATTCTTCTCGAATCTTGTTAATTTGAGCGTTTACTTTAGATAGTCTCAAGTGCAACCCGACATCTGACCGAAAGACGGGGATTTCAACTTCCCCGTCTTCAGTCTTGATCAAAGCAGGATAAAACTTTTTAGAGTATTCTTTTCCTGTTTGATCCATGTTATGCTCCCAAGTCGCCGAGGTAGTATGCTACCGGCCGGCCCTTGAACATTGTTCTTTCGTCCAACTGTGCTTCGAACGCAACTTTTAGGGCGATTGGATTGTCACCTTGAAACATCCATTCCCCTGCTGGATAGATACGAGTCGCCGGGAAAGTTATCGTATCCATAGGATCGATCGAAGGCGTTTTTGGTGCTGCGAGTGCGGTAAGAGAAAGTTCGAGCCCATTCCCTTGTAATATGTCTTCCCACAATGACGCGGTTTGTGCTGCACCTTTGATCATCCCTGTTAACGCATCAACATTGATCTTAAATCCAGGATCAAGTTTTTGCAGAAGTTCTAAAACAGGTTCCAATAACTGGACCTCAACGGTCACAAAATAAGAATTTAGGATTTTCTTATATGCCGCTTTTCCGGTCTGCATTGCTATAAAGTCAGCGTACCCACGAGATTCCTTCATTGACGAATCAATTGCGAGACCTAAATCATACTGATCCGCGATCTTATACGATTGATTCGCAAGTGAAACACCAACTGGTTCGAACAATTCAATCTGAGTTGCTGAAATTATATTCTTAACTTTAACCAATCCATTTTCAGGTCCATTCAAAGTGTTGATTTTAAGCCTTGCTCTTTGTTCGATTCTTGTAAAGTCAGTCCCTCCAGATCCCGTAATAATAGTCGAACCTGCGACTGTGGTGATATTTCCAATTTCAACTGGCCTGCGTGCAATAGGAATTCCTACTCGTCCTGTTACTGGACCGAGGTGACCCGTAGGTCTACCTAAAGGCGAAGTGCCTTCTGGTTTAATTACATCAGTCATTTTTTACCTTAGTTACCTTTTGCGTTTCAGGTGACTTTTCCTCTTTCGGATAGAGTTTCAACTCTTCCGCTTCGGTTAAACGTCTATATAACCCACTTTTCAGAAACTCTTCAACTTCTGATTCGTTTACCTTTGCCGTAATATCGCCGTTTCGAGTTTTACGAATTAGGACAACAAGCTTTTCTTTACTTTTGTCTTCCACGATTCCTCCTAACTAAAAATAAATGTAGTGCTATAACGGTATTCGCCATTCATCGGGTTACCTGCGATGCGAATCCGACCAGAAGCCGCGATTTTTTTCAACTCTATCGGTGGAAGTTGATCCACTGTCATTCCTTGTGGAAGCGGAAATGGAGTTGGAAGCGTTACCTGGAAACGATAACGAAGTGTATCATAAATTAAGAATGCAATTTCTCTTGCGGAGCGCAGTGTTTTCCCGCAAGAGACAATTTCTATATAAGATTCTGCGAATGTTTCTGGCTTAGGTTTTCCGTATTCCGAAAAAAGGACAAGAACTGAATCAACTGGCGAATCTGGAAGCAATTCGAATGCTTGAATTTTATTTGCGATAGAAGATAACTGTGGAAGAGTTCTTAACCACGATACAATATATTCTACAATGTGCTCTTCTTTGATGTCTGAGTCCGCTGGAATCATTACGTGTTTGCCTCTTCGTCTATAATTTCAGAAAGTCTTTCTGATATAAAATCGTGAATCACTAGTTTGTTCGAAGATTGATTTAGTTTCGTAAACCAGCCTGGTCCCGTTCCTGGTTTTTTTGGTTTTAAAGTGATCAATTTGCCTAAACGTTCCATCTGTCCGGCATTCTGTGCAGGCGCATAAGGTGCAATATAGAAAAGACGGCCCTCGTTCGGACTAAGTCCGTTTAGATTCGGGGAAAGAAGAATTTTCAATCGACCAGGTGCTGGAATTTTTCCGTCTTCCACGAAGTCCGTTCCAACATGAATTTCAAACGCAGATTTCATGTTCCCAGTTTGCCTTTGAGGTTGTGGGTTTGTGTTCTGAATAATATCATTCAACTTAAAAAGTCCTTCCTTTAAAACAGTTTTTAATGGATCGTCAGGGTTGCCGTTCCCTATTGACGCAAGTCGATCCATCTGTTTGTCGAATTTTTCTTGATTTGTATCCCAACCCATTATGCAAACACCCGAATATATTCTTCGTTTTCAAGTGCGTCTTTTGCGGAATAAAAATCAATAATAGATAAGTCTCTTCCTTCCCACTTAATCTTATCTCTCGATTGGACGTTCGATCCTGCTGGAAAAATTATTTTCACAGAGGTGTATTGTGGTTCTCCTTCTGGACTTTTTTTGATTTGTGTTGATGACGTTACTCTTATCGCATCTACTTCAATCGTGGTTGTTTGATTTGGAATAATCTCGTTATATCTATCGTAAACGGGCTTTATAACTTTGATGATCACGCGGCGACTCCTACAGGAACGACATACCCACGCTTTTGGAACCAGGCGTTTGCAAAGTTCGATCCGGCCTTCTTTACTGTAATCAAATAGAGTTGTGATTTTGTAATAGGATAAGGTAAAATTCTATGCGAACAAATCGGGTGATAACCAGGTTTATTCTGTTGTGAGAGGAACGGAAAAACGCCTGCTTCGGACAGTTCTTTTTCTGTTGTATAGATTACATCTTCATGCGGTTTACAAACGTCTGCAGTTGTTTGATGTCCAGGAACCTTGTAAAGAATGACTCCTGCTCGTCCACCTTCTTCAATCGATCCGGACACCTGGGAATCTGTGATTCGTGATCTTGCGACGAATTCGGAATAACGATCGACTGTAAAATACATATCGTCGCCGTTCTTGTTCACGATTCGGATATATTGTTTGTTTAATAGTTTAGAGCCTTTCTTTTCTAACTCTAAGAACTTCTTTTCTCCAAATTTATCTATAAAAAATTGTCTCGCTTCTTTATCCTTTGCCGAAAAAAGAGTCGTGAATTTCGTTTTACGAATATCAGAATTTAAAAACAGGTCGCGGATTGTTCGATGAACATCACCAGGGCTACCACGGAAAGAAATTCCTTTTGCAGTTGCAATTGAAAGTTCGCTTTCTGTAAAAATTCCTTGTTTCGAAAGTTTATAAAAAGATTTAAACATGTCCTTTGACGAATCAATAGCAATTCGGAAATCATGAGATGCATCTTGGACAAGAGCAGAAATTGTTTTTGAATCAATCACACCTGATGAATAATTGATTCCAGATTTGTGTAAGTAAGATTCAACGATTCTCCGACCATCATTGTAGGCTGGGAAAAGAGTTGGAGCAATCCCTCCCTGAAATGTTAGTAGATACTCATCGTACAGGGCAATGATCTCTTTATATCTACGTTCGACAAACAACTCGTAATTTCCAGGAATCTGTCCTACCGAAATAAGATATTCTTTCACCTTTAATGCGTATTCTGTAATATACTTATCAAGACGGTGTTCAACGTCTGATAGTAGCGTACGAAGAAATTTGAATTGTCTTTCGGCCAATTCTTGCATGAGCTGGTCAGCCTGATCCATTATGCAAACCTCCCTTGTCCAAACATTCCCGCTCCGGGAGCGCCCTCTTTTTTTACGAGATCGAAAACCGATTCCGGAATGTCTTGGATAGCGCCGGTCTTGTACGTATAACTCATGTCAGAAATCGAATAAGACTGAATCCCGTTTGCACGATTTTCGGCGTGTTTGTTTCCGGTTGGGTTTTTAAAAAGCTCAAGTGCAAAAACGATCTGTGCCTTCCGAAGAGTTTCCGAAGAGACGAGATCGTATATGAATGCAGTCGAGCTATTAAGTTTGATGTCCGCGGTTATTAACGCTTCCCTTTTTTTTTCGTAAAGAGCCTGGAGAGAAGCGACCTCGGTATCTGGGATTCTACGAAATCGGACTGGTGTAATGACATCTTGCTCGATAGGCTCAATCGTTGCATTAAGCGGCCCTTCGGTTGAGACAACTTTGACAAGCTGGAAATCAATATCGAGAGTTTCCCCCACCACAAGAGCTGTCACTCCTACGGTAAAATCAATATCGAACCCGACCAGTGCTGTCCCGATCGCTGTCACCATTCCGGAAGCGTAATATTCTTTTCTCTTCGGATCTCTCCAGGCGTTTCCACCGGAGAGATATTGAAGAAAGTCATCCGCCTCTTTGATTGTCACCAGTCCGAAACGCACGGTTACTGTCCTTCTGCTCCTTCAGGTTCTTCGGTTTGCGAATCCTCTTCTGACGGTTCAGTTTTCTGTTTAGCGAAAGACTTTTTCCCTTTTTTGGAATTCCCCGAATCTTCTTCTAACGGCTCGAGAATTTCAATATCTCCTCTTTTTTTCAAAGATTCGATTTCATTCTCGTCAACAAGAATCGGAAGTTCCGTTCCGTCCTTTAAGGTTTTGATTGCTTTAACTAAAGTCATTTTCCAGCACCCTCTTAGGTTATAATCCGTGCGATTCTGTTTGCGTTAACCACTTCGCCACCATACAGAAGATCATACTGCACTTTTAAAATCAGTCCCTCAACCCATACAGATATTCTGATAGGCAAACCTGCTAGCATTGCAACCGCTGAATTTACTCCAGTCCCTGCGGGAAATTGATTATAGGCTCTTGCTGCAAAAGCAAATGCGGACGGTGTAAATCCAACGAGAGATTTAGTTGGTGTAATTGTTACAGCAGCCAAATTCGGTACGGCGGATCTAAGTGGAGGATCAAAGGTAATTTCGGTAGTATTGCCCGCTGTTACGGTAGTATTTAAAATCGCGTGAAAAGGTGATCCAGTTTCCCCTGTTATTTTAAATACATCGCCTACTTTTAATGGATTCGCTGAATCGATAAATCCATTAACTACAATTTTGGTTTCCCCTTGTGTGTAGCCTGCTGGATAATTAATAGCACCTACCAAATCAGCAGGAGTATAGGTTTCGATAGTATGGTTTTCGGAAATGTTGAACCCAAGAGCCGTTGCAACAATACCGTTCTGAATAGCACCGCTACTCCCTGATTCATTGGCCTTTAATAATTCAGGGATAGACAAAATGTTGCCATAGTCATCGGGTGAAACGACGAGGTTTTTCGTTCCCGTAACCTTGTTATTAGACATCATCGTGCGAAGTGCGATTAACGTGCTTTTATCAAACGAAGATCTTCCATCAATGATGTTAGATGTTTTCAAAAGATTTGTGTAAATAAACTTGTTAACCGACCTGTAAATCGAAAGCGCCATTGGTGCGGCGTAGTTTTCGATTAACGAGTATGGCGATAAAGAAAGTTCTTCCGAATTCAATTCGATTGTTTTCTTCTTTCTTTGCGTTAGAGATACTTCTATAGTCCTTTGCGTAAAGTTAGATACAGGTGGAGGATTCTTAACATCGTAATCATCTGCATCACCCATGTCTGGCTGAATTGGCACGGTTACGCTTTTGCCAGAACTTGACAAAGTCGTCTCTATTGATCTAGATACTTGATTCTGGAAATTAAGAATTCCTTGATCAATTAGGTCCCATCCCGTAAACCAAAACTCGGGAAAAAGTAATTGTGAATTGATAATCATTTATAGTCTCCTAACTAATTAAATAATTGTTACGTCTTTGCCTTGTTTTAAAGCAGCTTGGTACTGTTGCCTTATCGCAGGGTCTTGTAAGTCTGTACGCTTAAACGCGAGACCTCCTCCAGGTTGCGATAATGCTCCTTTGACGCTTGTCCCTGCGCCGGGTTGAAGGTTGTTTTTGAGTAAGTTTGCGTTTTTCGAAAGTCCGAGCCATTTTGCTGCGCCTTCTTTCGGGTCGTACTCTTGAACACCATTCCCATCCAGATCCATACTCAAGACGATTTTGATCGCCCCGTTTGCATCCTCAGTTAATTTTGGTTGTCCGAAAGCTTTAAGAAGCTGCAACGTTTGTTCGGTGTCATAAAGATCGTGTCCGGAGAGTGCAGAGTTTAGTGTGGTGGAAATTGCGTTTTCGTAAAAGAGCCCTTTATACCGTGCGGAATTCTTAGATTCCACCTCATGTAGACCTTTTAATTTTGCAAGTTCCCCGCTTAAACGTGCCGCCTCCCTTTCTTTTTCCGGAAGTTTTTCGTATTCAAGTTCCTGAATTTTAGTCAAGAGTTCCTGGTATTCAGCGCCTTTCGCATTTGATGCGGTTTCTTTCAGAATTTTTAAATCGCTTTCCATTGTTCGGAGCGATTTATTCAATGTGCCGAACGCTTGCGCCACCGCTTTTGGAACCTTATGCGAGCCTCCTGAAATCGTGAGATCTACAACCTCATCGTTTCCGCTTGCACTTCCACTAGCGCCGCCTTGACCTTCGCCTCCCTTATCCTCGTCCATCGCTCGATAATTAAAACTTCTCACAAACATACTTACTCCTATCTCGGCCTTTAACCGTTTGCGTTGTTCTCGGGATCGCTACCCGGATTTAGTTTCGTCCCTATATCGGAGGAACCACCGTTAGTTTTCTTTGTCCCATTGTCGGAAGGGACGGCCGAATTATTGCTTTGCTCTTCGATGTATTTCTTCACGAAACCGGGAAGTTCGTCTTCGTTCGTGTTATCAATTTCATCAAAGAGTTCTTCCTTTTCTTCCTCCGGCATCTCCGGAAAGATCTTGTTTACGATCTCTTTCGCGACTCTTTTCTTGACTGCGGAATATTTTAAATCTGCAAAAATTGAGAGAAGCGTCTGAACAGCTTTATCAATATCGATTGTCTCGAATTTTTTTTGATAAGCGATTTTGATTTCGTTAGTTTTGCCCTCAGAGGACATCCATTTGAGAGCCATCTCAAAACAATCGGTCTCAACCCTTTCGAGACGAGTTGCTCCGGAGAGGAGGAAGGCATTTGCGACTTTGTATTCAAGTAGCTTCGCTTTACCGGATTGGGCTGATGCCTTTTCTTCGTCTCGATCAAGTCCGACTTTCTGAAGGATTTTTTTTCCGAGTTTATCAATAAACGAGAGGATTCCGTCAAGCGCATCTATTCCTGGAATTACAAAGTCGGGCTTGTTGCTGGAAGCGGAATCAAATTCAAGCCAGTCTTGACTTGCGAGTCCCTTATCAACAACAGAATCTGGTATCCTTCCGGGGAACACAAATAACGGAAATGATCCCGAATAGATGACCTCGTCTGCAACGGACAGGTAATTATAGATTTTACGATCGATAACTGCAATGTCCTCGAATACGGTTTGGTTTATGAGAGTCTTGGTCTTGTCTGACCAACTGAGGAAAACGAATGGGATTTTTCCGATCGAATGCGCTCGCGCTTCACCTGCAACTATCTCATCTTTATCGTTCTTTGCGAAGTCCTGGTAGGCTTCTCGAGTCCAGAGGCGATATTCAGTTACAGTTTTTCTTTTTGCAAAAGGATTGCTGTCGTCATCAAAAGAGTTGTCGAGTAGGACCCAGAGTAGTTCGCCTTTTTCATCGACAGAGAAATCTCGAATTTGGCTCAGCTCGTACAAGACCAAATATGGTTTCAGGCCAAGGGCTTTCCGGTCTGCTTCCGTTTTTATTACGATAGGATCAAAGCTTGGGGAATCCACAAGAATACCACAGGTGTTAAGGAGCGATTTTGTCGCCGCCTCCTGAAAAAACTCCTGGAATGATTGCCGTTCGTTAGCGTGATCAAGGAAGTCCTTAAGCTCTTCCGGAACAGTTCGTTCCGGCTTCTGATCGAATAGGAGCCCTACTAAAACGTCCACAATCGGAGCCGTGTGGTTTAAGAATACGGAGCGTTTTTTTCGGCCCTCATAGACTTTTGCAGTCTCTTTGGAGTACTGGAAAAGATGGTTTTTGGAAATGTATTGTAGGCCGCCATAAAAGGAATCCGTAATAAGTTGATACGCCTCAAGACGTGCGGATATATCAGGATGTTTTCTTTCGAAAATAATTTTATTCGGATCTTCCGCCATCTATTTCGACAGTAGTTTTTTCGCGGAAAACAGTCAGCGGATTTTGGAGATTTTTTTTATTGGGCCGAGTGGCCGCGGGCTTGGAAAGGTTTCTCTATCGGGAAGAGTTCCATCAGGCCGTACCGGAATGCGTCGGCTTCGTCGTCATCTTCTTTCACGACTTCCCGGTCTGGTAGTCGCTTTGATGCGTTTTCCTGATCACGCCAGCGGTAAACATAGAGACCGTTGATCATATAAGTGCAGGATCGGAAAATCTTCACCCGGGTTCTGCGGCCTTTACCGGGATCGCTCTCAAGAAGGTCCGTGACGTGATCGATACCAGCAAGGACGGACTTGTTTGCCGCCTTCGTTTTGATGCCGTTTTCCTCAAGGGTCGCCCTGTCTTCTGCGTCATGGTCTGCAATTGTGGCCGCATAGATTTTTTCCGCCATTCTCCATGCCTCGGAGTTCCCGCGATCTGATTCGGGAAGATCCAAAATAGAAAGCGTTTTTATCCGTTCGGAATGAGAGCGAACGGTCATGTTCGTTTTGCGCCATTCCCGATACACATAAGCGCAATCGTTGGCCGAGTCGTATGCAAACCAAAGGCAAACAAACGGGTGAGTGAACCCGAAATCGATCGCGCGGATCTTTTTCCATTCCTGTGGAATCTGGAAGTCGTCAACGATATGGACATTTTCGTCAATCTGGAATACAAGACCGGCATAGGAGCCGTATTGGCCGAGACGGAAACGTTTCCTTTTTCCGGAGGACATGTTATCGAGAGTGTCCTCAATATATCCCTCCGACAGATTTTCCTGATTATCCTCCGGAATGAAATGTAGATTCGCGTATTGCTTGAAATTCCTAATTGGTTTCTGATCTTCTGGATTAATTCCGCGCATCCATGCGATATTAGTCCAAGACCGGTCCGTTGTCGGATTCAGGTCGATAAGGAGCATACATTTAATTGGATTTCCTTCTGAATCTTTTGCAGTATCGTTCAAGCGGGACATCAAGTTCTCTATTGCGAACCACTTGTTTTCATTCGCCTCCGTCACGAAGATCGTTCCATACTCAGACGCAAGAACAGAATCGATAGCAGAGGGTTCGAGACCTCCTAACATCACAATACTTCCGTTCTCATAAAGAACAATCCCTTGGTCCTGGATTATACGGCAAAGTCCGAGCTTAACGTCTTTTCGGAATTCCGGGAGCATCGTTTGAAGCCAAATTGTCTTCTTAGCATTCGCAAAAGAATATCTGCAAACTATGTGTTTTGATCCTGGATACTTTAGGGCCCGAATTCGAATCGCCCGGATATTGAGGTAAGTTTTTCCGGACCGCGAACCTCCCCAGAATTTTATGAATCGTTTTTGGGGGTCGGAAAGGATCTTCAGTCCTTCGAGCTGCTTCGGATTCCATTTTATTTGATCAATGATTGCGAGTTCTCTCACAAACCAGCCTCGTCGGGACCGAAAACAATTTTCATTGGTCTTGCTTCCTGCTCTTCGCCAAGACGGAGATATTTAGCAATATGCTCTAAGGACCGGTGCTTCCCCTCCAACTTAAACTTTCGGTTTACGATCTCTTCCCCATCCTTCGTCGTCGTTACCGTCGTAGAAATCTCTTTTACGGCCTGGGGATTGATCGTCCGAATTCTCTCAAGGCTCACCTCCCCGAACTCATCTATGTAATCCGAAATTTCCGCGGTTGAAATCGCCCGGGTAACGTTAAGGAAAATGAAAAGCAGCTCGGACTTTTTGTGTTCGAGGGATTCTGAAATAAGTTTGTCCCGGTACTCCCGCACACTAGCCTTAGATAACAAACGTGAAGCGCAAGCGTTCGCGGAATGAACGTTATCCGTTCCGTACGTTTGCATATATGCTTTTGTTTGGTTCATCATGCAAGAGAAAACGAGATTCTCAACGAAGAGTTTCCGTTTTGGCGTCAGATCTTCCCCGGTTCCGTCATCGGATGGAGGTTCTATGGAAATGATTTCCGAAGTCGCGACAGCTTCCGGGCCGCGATTCCCTTTCTTTTTCCGTGGCTTTTTGGGTTTCTTCGGAGGATCAGACATTTTTATCCCAACAAGGAGGATTTTTTCTTAGGTTTTCCGGAAGATAGCGGATTTTCCTTCATAGAACCAGGGTCGGTTTTTTCTTTTTCAGAATGCGATTTCAGCCGGTTGATGAGGCGTTCACAATCTCGGAGAATACAAGTTGTTTCGGGATATATTATTTTACGTTCTCTTTCAAGGCGTCGGGCTTCTCGAAGTCTGTGGAAACTTTCTTTCAGAAGAAACCGGAGGAACCGGGTTTCTGAACCTGATTTCAGTTCCTTGGTTGTGAGGGAATTCGGACGGGAATTATCTGTATGTTCTGGTTTATTTTTACGCTTTCCCAAGTTGAACTCCTCGGTTGAGTCCTGCAAGGAACCAGTTATAGACTCGATTCCCGGGATGGAAAAGAGAATGGCAATGATTACACAGAACGAGAATGTTTCCTTCATCAAGAATCGCGGGATCGGAGAGTCCGAGGCGAGCAACGTGCATCAGGTGATGAATGTGGAGTCGTTTCTGGCCGACTTCCATCGCAGTTGCCTTACAGGATTCGCATCGTCTGCGTTCTGATACGATCCGGTTCGCAAATGCCCGGTACTCGGATAATCGTAGGTTTTTTCTTTTTTCTGCCTCTTCCATGATTGTCTTCAGTTTGATATTTTTCGAAGAATTTCTGGGTCCATTTCCCTTACATACTTCAACGAATGTAATTTAATTGGAGATCTCGGGCTGAAAATGGTCAAGAAGGCTTTCCAGGACTTGTAATTCCCTTTCCGTTTCAGTTCGAGAAGTTTGAAGACGTCGACCTCGTCGAGATTTAGAGTTCGTTGATTGTGTTCGTTGTATTCTTCCGCGAATCGGATCAACTTGAGATCGTGAACGATTTTCTGGAGTGAGTGCGGAGAAATTTCCATCAGTTTTGCCGCATTTCGAAGGGTCATACCGTTTCCTCCGGATCTGACTCGATCGTGTATTCCATTTGATTGCACCACTCTTCCGCTGTTTCAAATGAAGTGAATCCGGCTTTGACGAGACTCCCGGAATCCGCATCGTCGACCTTGTAGAGGCGTTGGTCCGAGTCGTACCAACTCAAGGTGATCGTGCCAAAAAGGAAGAAGTAGAGAGAGAAGTTTGAATAGGATCTATGGTAAGAGGAAATCGAAACGTTTCTCATCGTAATCCTCGACGTGAGTTACGTTTCTGTAAGGTGTTTCGCCCAAACCGGTGAAACGAATATCCTGCCGAATCCATTCGAATACGTTGTAATTGGGACAGATTTTTCTATCCGCCAGAAACAAATCTAAACTCATGATTCGGGAGGCCAAAGCTTTGTCCTGCGACCGTCCAGGTCTTTCGAATCACCCCCTGTCAATCTTTCTTTAAGAATGATTACGAGATCCACAATGCGATTTCGATGATCCGGGTGAACAACGAAAAATGTCTCACTTCCCCAAAACGTTGTCAATACGTCTCGCCATTCCTGCGACTGTGGATCAAAAGTTTTTGGTTGTTCATGAAGATGCGCCAATGTGCTTGATTCCAGACACGCGCCCTCTTCTACCATGATTTCTGTTTTGTTCACAAGGTTGATGTCGGACCATCTAAATTCGAGAAGATTTTCTCCTACGGATTTTCGGGAGAAATTCTCAGCTAAGTCTTTTATCAAAACTAGATCAGTTCGTAATTCCATTTTTTTCCTCTTCTATATCAGTATCAGGAAAGGCTGATTCTGCCAATTCTAAAACCTTATCCACCTCGTCATAAATTTTCCATGCGAGTTCTCTTCTTTCTGATGTTGAGAGTGATTCTATCGCTTCAAATGAATCGAATTTGATGGTTCCGTCCCTTAGAATTCGACCATTTAAAAGTTTCTGAAACAAAAAATTGCTCACTCCGAAAAGCGCAGATTCGCCTATAGGATAGAAATACGTAATTTCGATTAGTACAGATTTCTTACTCTCAAAATCGTAGATTATGCTTTTTGTATATAAACCTTCTTCCAAAGTTTTCATGCCAATTTCCCGGTTTCGGCAAACTTCGAAAGCAGTTCCGCAAGCTGTTTTGCTTGTGCCTGGTTAAATCGCCCACGGTCTCCAAACTCGTCACCAAACCAAATCGAAGGCCCGCTCTTCTTTGCATCAATTGCTTCTTCAACAGAATATTTACGATCGAATATATCAAAAAAAACTGCTTTCTGCGTCCCTTTACCTGTTTTATGAATATTTACCTTTCCCTGACTCACGAAATTTCCCTTTCTTTTTTACGTTTCCAAAGTTAGGCCTATGCCCTCTCCTCAATCTTATATTATCCATTTTACGTTTAACGGATTGTGCGAAATGGTTTTCGAAATGTCTTTTTTTGGATTTATAAACTCTTCCTATCTGCTTTAGTTGCCATAGCGTATACATAGTGTCTGCAAAAAGTAATACAATATCAAAAATCATATAGGCAATAGCCGCACAAGCTACCCACGGAAAAACCGTATATATCAATACAAACAAAAAGGTTTCTAAAATCATTTCCTATCTTGCTCATCTGGAAAATACTTTGTCACCATCCACCACAGCGGCAGCCAAACAACGAGGGCAATCACAACCCACCCGATGACAACGCATGGTATTGTGTAAAGCAATATGAGTTTGATGATTTCCACGTTAGTCATCTGGCGTTTTCCCTTCGTCGATTTCCTCGATCGGATCTATTCCGGGAAGCAATCCATTGTCGTAGCCCGCACCCATGCAGGCCATTCCAGGTATGGCGTGCTGGAAAGAAAGAATCGGATTCACTGCGCAAGGCAACCCCTGAAGATTGCACCATGCCTCGGCTAAATCCAAATGGACACACCCTTCACACCCTTCAGCGTTTGACCAAACTTCCAAAAGCAGAGGTTTTTTTTGGAAGCGAGTTCCTTCCAATAGTTCCAACGTTCCCTCCTAACTTTGTCGCTATAGTCTTCGCGTTTTCGACCTAAAATTATTTCAAAAGATGACTTCAAAGTAATTTCCTTTTTTTTAATGTTCATGATTCCCTCTGCATATTCCTATACGCGGCCGCTCCCTCAACAAACACCGCGAAAAAACCTGATCCCAGATCCGGAAATACCGGAAGTTTCGAAAACTCAGTTTCCAGTTTCTCAAGTTCTTCGTCTGTAAATCCCGTTACAGTTTTCAAATCCTCTCTTAGTTCTTCATCCATTCCGTTCATTCCGTTTTTTCCTTGTGATTTTCATGTGTGCATCAACGAGGACCGTAGAAAGCGGTCCGGTTCCAATTGTTTTGCCCCTTGAATCTATCAAACTCACATGACCATTGTTTAAAAACGAGATATGCCAGTTTTTTTTTGCAAGCATCGGAAATATCTCTTCGCACAAAGGGCCAACCCACGCCAAAAGGGATTCGAAGTCTGGAAGTTCCTCCGCTACTTGTTTGGGCATTGATATTATTTTCCCTTTATTATATGTCCAAAGTGTCATAACGTAAAATTCACCGTCGCCTTTACGTTTAGGGAGGATTTTCCATCCCAAAATATTATTGGCGATATATTCACGGCGCTCCTGTGAAGTCGGTTGTTGCTCTTCTTTCATCTCCTATTCTCCTCACTTCCGTAATCTAATCGAAACGTCTACCCAAACTCCCAATAAACCAATCTCAAAAAATAAACGTTCTAATGTAATCTCAGTATAAGTAAAATAATATAAATTTAATATAATTAAACGTTTATCACGTGAACCTTTCTTACTATAAGAATGGTTCAAGCTAACCGATATAAATGATTCAAATGGATTACCTATTAAATAAATAAAATTATCTCCTATCCAATACCTGGACCTAATGAGTATATTTATAATCTTACGTAATGTTTTGATTTTTAATGACATCTTGTTTAACTCCTAAAACAACCTCGATTCCCTAATGCCACAGCTATTAACAACTTTCCGCAATAGGAATAGGACCATTTGGATCATGGCCCACGTTGATACAAAGTTCTATATAACGTCGAAAGCTGACCACTGCTCCTGATTTTTCCAACCAATATCGATCCTCCTGCGTCCCGCCATATCTCATAAAATCTTGCGTTGCCTCATCAACTTCGCAAACATACCGTTCGTCTATATCAACAATCTCTAATACGTTTTCTGAAATAAACTCCCTAATAGTATCCTCTATTTCACTTGCGAAATAACGTACGATCTTTCGCAAAGACGTTGCCGCCCAATATTCGCAATCATTAATTAAAAACACTTTCATCTCTTTCATGACTTTACTATTCCTTGAGGTCGGTTTATATCCCTCTCGTTGGATCTATTTACTGAGGCTTTTTCAAATTTTTTTTTCTTTCCCATTTTTTCTGATTTTAATTTGCATTTTTCAGAACAAACTTTAAAGGCAACTTCATCTCGAAAATCTTCAAAGACGAATTGCCATGACCAAGAGTCATTCCATCGCTCACGCTTATTGCAGATGTCGCAAATATGAACTCTCATATCAATCTTACTCCTTGTTCCGGCAAAAAATATCCTACAATCTCACTGCCCTCTTTATCTGATTTGAGACCATGGAGTGGACAGAATTTAACCCCATTGGCCTCGATGAGTTCCGTTCCCAGATGCGGACATTTCCCGCCCTGGCACTTTTTCCCAAAAAATCCCTTTGCCCACGATTTGTATTTTTCAAGTTGCGGCGCACGGTCTAAGGGACTTGGCCCAAGAAGGCCCGTAACTTTCGAACGACAAAGTCTCCTTTTAAAAACGATCCCCCGGAAATAAAACCGTTCTCCGGAGATTATATTTTTTTCACCCGTCCAGATTGGTTTGTTTGTAAATCCGGATTGAATGGAAAATTGTTCATTAGAATTTTCTGATATAAATCTCGTATCAATGTGATGATGATTTTCCTTCGCTCCGAATTGTGGATCTGAATGTTCAGGGCCATTAACTGGGACAAAAATCCTCTTGCCTTTAGGTCCTATTAATTCAGCACAAGGGATTTTATAATATTTTCCTACTTCGAAGTTCATTCACTTTTCCTAATGTTATTTAATATCTTCCCCGTCCAAAGACGAGCATTGCCGCATCACGTGCGTGCTCAGACGTTCGTTTCTTCCAACCACTATATAGCTTGAATTCTTCCTCTTCTACTTTCGTTTTCCCTTTTTGAGATTTCGGCGCAATCAACTTAAAGGGAATTTTTTCATATTCACAAAATTCCTCCCAAAGCATTGAGTCCCTTTTTACGCTTCCAACACCTTGCAGTTTTACACTAGTATCTCCTTTCCCATACCACTTCCTTAATCTAGCGTCTTCGATAAATACTATGATACTAGACAATTCCTCTCGGCAGAAAAGGACTGTCTTTTGTGCCTTGTACATTTTAAAAGTGCAAACCTGTAAAAGGATCTTATCTTTTTGGTCCCAAATGGCAAATCCAGTATCAGCTCCAGGGTCTATTCCTATTAAATATCTTTCATTGTTTGGTTCAAATTCGCCTTTTTTAAATGTTTCTTTAAATTTACGTTTACTCATTCCAACGACCCCGTTTCCGAAAATTTTTGAAGCTGCACCGACAAAAAGCCGGCTTGCGGCCGCGTTAGGCGCATTCTATCCCACACCAAACTGTCTGTTCTTTGCCAACTGATTCCGCTTCGGAGACGGCACAGACTCGGCCTTTTGCGTCACGAAATTTTCCCACGAATTTTCCACTTGAATTCTTTGCGATAAACATCTAACTACGCGACCTCCCTACTCTGTTTGTTTCTTCTTATGCTCTCCATAGCTTCGCTTAACAAACTTCCTTGTACGTCGTCATCGATCGCCGTCTTCTTCCAATCCGGACTCACACCTAACACGTTGCCAACGTAGACACGTTCCGGCTTACCTTTCAGTCGCTTGAATTGTGTCGTGAATTCCTCGGTCGTTACCCAGCGACGCTTATTGTCCGAATAACGGGTTACCTGATAACACCCCTCATGCTCTGCTGTTTGCTCAAGGCATCGAGACGCAAAACACAACTCGCCCGTTTTGCGCGACTCTACTCGGTAAAACTTCTCTTGCGTAAATGGGCCTCTATCTTCAATGCGGACGTTAGGCACGATAGTCGGCTTTTCGGCTTCCTTTTCTACGCCCTCATCAAATGCGGAAAGAAATTGATCTAGTGTTACGTTGGGTTGTGGTTTCATTTTTTTTCGAACTCAATCACCCAAACCCAAGGGTTTATACTCCAGGCATTATGGCCATGTAGTTTAATCCAAAGTTTTGCAAATCCAGATTTGTAAGTTTGTCCAAGGCATCCTATATCAGAGCATGAATATCTTACGTGATCACATTCTTCCGAATCAATTTCAATTCCTTCAGCCTTGGAATCTTCTTCGGATATATCTTGCAACCTCTCCACTCGAATATTCTTGATTCCTAATGTTATGCGAGAAGCTTCTCGAGGCATATGTATAGACGGCCTCCAATGACTCCTTTCTGACAAAGCTCCGTCTTCATCATACCAATCAAAAATTTCGCCATCTGCTCGATATTTACAATATGACGTCTCGCTGAATTGGTCGAGATCAACATCATAATCACTTAAAATTACAAATGTCTCTCTTACCCAAAGCTGATCGCCAACAAATCCGTAGGGGCATTTGACTGGCTCACAGCTGCAAGTGCCATTTGAGTCCTTCTGTCCGAATCCAGTCCCTGTCCAGTCGCAAGACTCAATACCGTATTGAGTAGGTGTTTTAACAATCCTCCTTGTTTGTGTTTTATGACCGTCTAATATAGCTCGGACCATATTGCCGGAAAAAATAATTGGTCTCTCTTTGATTGTTATGGATTCACTCATATTGCTCTATCCTCGCTAATCTGGCACGCTCACTTTTCATTTTTTCGTAGATCTCTGTAACGAGGTCTAACGTTGCACCCTGTCTTGCAAATATCTCGCATGTGCGTTCGATTCTATATCCGCTGTTAAGATGCCAACGAATTGACGCTCCCAATTGGTTTTTTGTCATGCTGCTGTTGGCCGTTTGAATTTGCATGGCTCCCCCTTTGATTCTTTAAGCTTCTTAAAGCTTTCGTAATATATGATTGCATATTCTATCTTGCTGTTTTCGCTTGTTGACTTAGAGTTATATAAGTCGTCAATCGATTTAAAATTTAGTATGTCGTCTTTTGTTGATTGTGGTAATTTTTGAGCTTTGACCCAGTCCTCAAAGTATTCGTAGTCCGTTCCGCCTGACTTGTTTTGAGATATACGTTTATCGTCCGTCGGCTTTAACGCGATTATAGTTGATTGTATTTTTTCGTAATAAGATTTTGCAGATGCGATTGTAATTGGGATAGGTTTCCAAAATTTAAGATCGTCTTTGAATTCCTTTGACTCTTTGATCCGTATAAGATTAGATACAACCTCTATAATCTTATCAGCCGAAAGACCAGAGGTCATAAACCAATTTAAAGCAGAGGTTTCTTTTCCAACAGTATGAACGTATTCGATATTCTTAGATGCGAGAAGCTCTTTTGTTTTTTCGTATACGTTTACAAACGTAACGGTTTCAGAAGAAACCTCTTTTTCTTTCTTTATATTATCTAGTTTATTATCCCCTTTAATATCTGCTCCACAATTTGTGGAGTGCATGCACTCCACAAATTGTGGGGGGTCTTCCACATTTTGTGGACCCGGGTCTATATTTTGTGGAGTGGGTTTGACGATCCGAACGTTAGAAAAAATAAATCGGCTTGTCCCGTTTTTGGTTTTTAAAAGCCTGACTGTTATCGCACCCTTTTTTGCCAACCTTGAGATAGAGGCCGAAATGGCTTTTTCGGCTTTCGTTTTTTCCGCCAAAAGTTTTTCAGGATCTTTTTCGTGCGGGTTATATCTCTCTAATAATCTCGCAAAATAATCGTTAGTCGCAGTACACCCTTCTTTGCGATTGCTTAGGTTGTGGATCAGCGAAAAAATTATTTTCTCTCCGTCCGTTAATCCGAACCCGTTAACAATGTTAAAATCAACAACAACATAAGAAGAGCCCTCAGGTCGATTGGAACGTGGAATTCGACTAAGAGCGGAACTCATACAACACACTCTGTTTTAGATAAAGGCGGGACCAGGTAGAGAGTGTTGTTTAAATAACTATCGAGGTCATCCAGGCTATCCGTTACAAAAACAACAGAGTTGTTTTTTTTGATTATAATCTGATCACCAATATTTATTGTTAAACAAATACCAAAATCAACGTGGCTAAATTCCATTGTCCGGTATGTTAACGGCATCTTCGTATATATGGTTCCAAAAAAATTCCATTCGTTCGCTCTAACCTGTGTAAATTTATGTTTTTGTAATATACTATTTATATGTTCGTTTTGCGTATCCGCAACCATCATGATTATCCTTCCCTCTCACAATTATTTATGTCGCTTTGTCGGATCTAAAAAAGAAACCGGTTTTGTATTTTTAGCTTTGTCAGTTGTAGAGTTTGCAGCTTTTAAAGCGGCATCCTCTTGTGTTAAATAACTTTTGCGTATGTGGCCCCACTTTTGTATAAGGTCATCAGCGTCATAATCCTCTGATCTACCGTGTAACCACTGCAAAAAGTAAAACACTGATACAACAGAAATTGCGATTAAGCCGATCAAAAATTTTAAGCTGGCTTCCATAGTTTAATTAAAGTCCTTATACATATAGAGCAGACTACGGAAGACCCAAATACGCATGCCAGCGCAATACTATACCACACGGCTAGTATTGCGTATTGTTTGAGTATTATAAAATCGTAATAGTATAGTTCAAAATTCATAGCATCACCAATCCGCCTTTTCCCCGAAAAAATGCGTCGATACAAGTTCAAGTGTTACTATTTTTTCATTCTTTTCAGCGAACACGTCGGTTACTTTACCTGACTCAGATCCGGAAGCTGTGCCGAATTCTACAATTGCTTCTGGATTACATTTCTCTAGTTTCTTAATTAATGTTTTAACTTTCATGATTCCTTGCTCTCCTTTGGGTTCATGATACATTAAGCTTTTCTAATTTGCTTATCTCAGACTTGTGAAACTCTGATATAAACAGGATATATCGACGGTACTCTTCAATCTGTCCGATGCTATAATTCTCGCTCATCCCAACCGCCTGATAGCATTCGAGCCATTCCTGGATCGATTTCGATTTGCAGCCGATGTCTATACGATCCTCGCCCTCTTTCCGATCTTTACTACGTTTCCGATCTTTACTCCGCTTCCGATCCATATATTACGTTTTTCTAATTCTTCTTTGTCGGAAAGGTCGAACTCTTTCCAATCCTCGTCGCCATCTACGTATAAATATACTGTACTCATATATAATTCCTCTTTGGTTTTAAAAGCCGCGCACGGTCGGCTAAACTTAGGAGATACCCTATCCCTGCCGTGCCAGGGATGACTCTATTTACTCTATGCGGTCTCGTACCATTTTTCGAGAACAGTCTGACGAATCAGATCCTCGTCGACCTCGATAAGTCCTGCAATAATATGAGTGACCTCGGACAACGATTTATCGCACTTGTCATCAAAGAGCGCGTCGTATTGATTCAAAATCCTAATTCTATCTCTCTCTTGATTATTCATATTGTTCCCTATGCAACCTTTCCAAATGTCCAAATCTTCCGAGCAATTTCCTTTTCCTCTTCATCCCAAAGGAATGAATCATAATTTGGAAATACGAACTCGATAATTTCCTCAACCGTACTTGTATTCATCAACAGTCGGCGGATTGATCTTGCTGCCATTCGATAATCATCGACAAGTCTCTTGGCTTCTTCATGTTTGATTTCGAATATTTTAATTCCTTCATGTGATTTGTTTTTCGTGGGCCGTGAGAGATAAACAATCCGAGCGTCCGAGTTGGTAGCCATGCACTGTAATGCAACCTGTCTACGCACAGAATCTTTTAACTCGGTTGGAATTTGTTTCGAGGTTTTGAGTTCAACGATCCCCACTCCGTCGAGATAAAAATCAATATAGCCGATTGCGCGGACCTCTATTCCGAGGTCAAAATCAAATCGCTTTTGAAACGAAGCCTGTGGAATTGCTTTAAAAAAATCAAATCCGGCGCGAATGGAAGGCTCTATAAATTCGAACTCCTTTTCCCGCTTCTCTGAATAATTTTCCGAAACCTCACCGTCTCTGCTTGTCAGCCAGATTTGCTCCTCTTGTTCGAAAACCCTGATGCCGAAAGCAATAGCGTCCTCGAGAGTATATTCTAGCCCTGAATAAGTTGCGAGGATGATGTTTTTCATCGCGCACTCAATCGCGTTACCTCGCCACATTGCAGGGCCGGTAGTTTTAATTTTTAGAATATATTTCATGACCCATTTTGCGGGGTCATTGATATATTCGTTTAATGCTGACGCTGAGAGATGCTCTATCTCGTAACTATCGAGTTTCTCACGAAGTTTATGTGATTTACGAATAGTAGGATACATCAGAATAAATCCTCCTCTTCTTCGGTATGTCCAAGAGCGCCTAACGCACGGTCGAAGTGTGTCAATCCCTCTTGGTAGAGTTCGACTTTGTTCTGTTTGCTAAACTCTTGATATAATCCTTCCCACAGTTTTCTGCAGGAAGAAAGCTTTTGAATCGCATCTTTCTGAGTTAAGTTTTCGTTCGCCAGAACTCCGTCGATCCACGCCTTAGTATCTGCAAGTTTCGCCTCAAGAGTTTTTGAATCTTTTTTCGGAGTGGGCGATTCTAGTTGTGCAGGAGGAATTTCTTTCTCGGGTTTAGTCTTCTCTTGTTCCGGAGTAAAATCACTCGTAGGAAGTTCCTCGATCGTATAGAGCCCTGACGTTTCGCCCGGGAACGCTTTCCGGAGTGCGAGGGATTCAGCGCATTTAGCGAGCTGGTTGTCGGACATTTTCAACCAAATTGCATTGGGTTTACCCTCTCTCGTCTTTTGCACATACGCATCGTATCTCGCTATTGCGTATAACGGTTCTTTGAAATCTGTTCGAATCACACCAACACGAGCGGCAACAGGTGGGGTTGACTCCAACCAAACATCCTTCCAAACTCCGTCTGATCCGCACCACCAAGGCCCTTGTTGACCTGCGTATTTTCCTGTCCGATCGGCAATCAGGCGGAATCCGTCAATTGACGTTTGAATACGCATAACCTCGCGTTGTTCTTTTGAGTCCCACTGTTTTAGCGCGTAGATTTGCCGATTAAACGGATCGAGGCCGGTTCGCTTACATTGCTGAATAAACAGAGCCAGTTCGTCATCAGTCGTGCCTTTTGCAATCGTGCGTTTGATTAAATCGACTTGATCTTTTGTAAAATCTGTTCCGGGTTTTGCCGGAAGGTTTTGAATATCATCTTTTACTAATGCAGTCGTCATATCCCTTCTCCTACAAAATTAAATTTTGAATTGCGAAGGGATAATGTCTTAAAATTTAAGATATTGTCAAGAACTAAAGTATTAATTTTTAAGACATTAGAATTTTCTGAATCGTTTCTGACAGAACAACCAATCGTTCCATCGAAGATAAATTGCCAATTCCTGTTGTAATTGTCGAAATTGTTCCGAGTCGAATGCCACTCATTTTTGCAAGCAGAGCCGCATTTCCTCTTTTCTGATCCACAAAGTATCGGATATAATCCGTTAGAATTTGCCTGTCCGATTCTTCCGAATCCAGATTTTCTCGACGTCGCTTTATTACTGTGGAAGCGATTTTTTGTAACTGTTGGTCCGTCATCGCTATATCCTAGTAGTGATCTATTAATATTCCTTAATACGAAACTCATTTTATCCCCCCATTCTTGAATGCGAAGGGATAATGTTAATATTATATTAATTTTGTCAATGACATTTATTGATTTTTTATTAACATTTGAACGGTTTTTGAAAGCTTCAAAATTCTCTCGAATGATGGATCTTGAGTTTTTTTGACCAGATGGACAATCACAACCGGATCGAGTCCGCTCTCTCTCGCAAGTAAGGCTTGGTTTCCGCGTTTCGCTTCTACAAATTCCCGAATGTAATTCGTTAAAATTTGCCTGTCTAACTCCTCCCCTTCTAGGCACTCGTCCCACTTGGCTATAATCTGATCTACTGATGGTTGTTTCTTTGAGGACATCGGCTTTCTCTATTATCGGTTTTTTTATAATCCTTCTTAAACCACTCATCACGCCACCTCATCTATTCTGTACGATTTTTTGATGTCCTTAACGACGACGGCCATTGCATCCGTCTCGGCCCTCAGCGCCATCAGGAGTCCGTCGCGCTCTTTGACTTGTCCCTTGAGATACTTGATTGTCTGTCTGTAACTCGCAAACAATGTACAGAGACGGGCACGAGATTCCCTTACGTTCGCCTTTTGCTTTTCAGCGGTGCGCATAACGTCATTGAGGGAATCATCTATAAGCTGATTGTCTTCTTCGGTTAACTGGGTTTCAGTTCGTTCACTTGCAACGATCCAGTTACGGACAGCCTGCAAGTCTTGAGATAACAGACGCAATGCGTCCATTTGGTGGTCTGTGTTGTCGGGGTTCATGCCACACCTCCTAAGTTATATGAGGTGCGAATGTCTAACCAATGGTTAGCATTGTCAACACTTAAAGCTAACTTTTGGTTAGTTTTTGAATAGTCTCGACAAGTTTTAAAATTCGTCCCATTGATGGAGGTGTTTTGCTTTCGTTGATTAAATTCGAAATTACTGGTACTGCGATATTGCTCTCTCTCGATAATAGTGCAACATTCCCGCGTTTGGATTCCACGAAGTTGCGTATATAGTCGGTAAGCATTTTTCGATCTGATTCTTCTGTATGCAAACAATCTCGCCATTTCTTGATTATGGCAAGAATCGTCTTCTGTGGATTGTCTTTGGACATGTGTTTTCTCTATTATCGGAAACTGAGTAAATTCACTCAACAGTTTCATATAGCACCTCCTAAGTTATACGAGGTGCTATAAATTAGAGCTTCTCTAATATTGTCAAGAATTAAAACTAGAGAGTCTCTAATTTTACAATTGCTTCGGCCAATACTATAATTATTTCTATTCCCGGAGGAAACCCTGTGTCTTTTACAAGATTCGAAATTGTAGATGTGGGAACGCCAGTGGCTTTTGATAGCGTTGTTTGATTGCCTCGCTTTGCCTCTGCAAATTCCCGAATGAAATTGATTAAAAGCTCTCGATCCAAATCTGCTGTCTGTAGACAAGCCTTGCGACGATCTATCGCTTTTATTATAACTTCTTTTCTGGACATGGCTCCTATCCATTATCGGATCTTCTTTGATTTTTATCAATGTCTTCATACAAACACCTCGCTGGAATGCCTGGGAGTTGCGTGAGCGGCCTGCATAAAAAACGCAATCGTAGCGGGATTGAATCCCTCATTGCGAAAAATCTCGATCTGCTCTCTGTGGTTTGGTTTGTATCCGTTCCGGATCTCAAAACACTCAAGCGCAATTCGGGCACGGTCTGACAGGTGGTATCGTGGGGTCATAGGTATCTCCTAAATTTTTTGGTTGACCGCAAACAAAAGAGGAGATAAACAGAAGTCAGTCGTTGGACTTTTGTCTAACTCAGAGCCCGGTTGCCGCCGGGCTTTTTTATTTTTGGTCGGGGTAATGTGGGAATTAATATATCCATCTTGTGGATATAAGTCAAGTAAATTATATCCAGTTAATGGATTTTTTGTATAGTTTCGGCTAGGATTATGATCGAATCCATTCCGGGAGAAAAGCTGCGTTCCCGTATCAAACTGGATATTTTGTTCTGAGGTATAGAGCTGGCTTCGGCTAAAAGTTTTTGATTTCCGCGCTGTGAATCCACAAATTGGCGAATATACTGAATAAGCATTTCTCGATCCCCTGCTTCTGTTTCCATATTTTGACGACGTCGCCTTATTGCTTCCGTTATCAATTTCTTTTCTATTGCCATCTCTCAGTTCCATCTTTGTCATATCCCGTAATTCTCTCAACTGTTTACTACTTTCTCTGTTGCTTCCAGCGGCCGCTGACGGTTGATCAGCGTGCGCAAATACTCGCATTGTAATCGCGCCATCTCTCTGCTCACCCTGTGTGGTCGTCCGTCTCCGTCGTATTGCCAAAAGTATTTTCTCTCGTTCTGCGAATTTTCCATGTTGCCTCTGTGTGTATCGGGAACCCACGAAGCATTTTATGTTTTTCTAATATTGCTAACTTGCCTTGCGACTCGGACTTGGGGTTCGTCCGTGTTTGATTCCAAGTTTTGTGAGGTATTGGAGAACTTCGAAGGTCGAATATCTACCTGCAATCGTCCCCCTTACACAATCGTAAGAAACGCATCTGATTCTCAATTTTAGGTCGGATAGCGTTAATCCGTAACGATCCATGAGTTCGGCTTTAATTTCTTCGGGAGACATAACACCTTCCGGCCAAATTCCCCCTTGATTTTTTGCGGTGCTCAATTTATCTCTCCTGTATAAAGTCGTAGTGATAACCACGTGGGATGACCATGTATTACACTGCAATATTTTGCAAGTAAAATTTATTAAAGAGCAATATTTATTTGAACACACCAGGCGAAAGAATTAAATACATACGAACAGAGGGAACCGGGCAAAAATTAAGCCAGGATGATTTTGCAAAATCGATTGGTATCAGTCAGGAGTTCTTAAGTCAGATTGAAAATAATAAACGGGATTTGACTGATCGTATTACTATCATAATCGAACTTAAGTATGGATTTAGGAAAGAGTGGACACACAAAGGAATAGGACCCGAAAAGGATACAACTCCTTTGAATGTCACAGAAGCAGAAAGGGAACTGATTGAAAAAGGGATCATACTATCCCGTAAGATTATCAAAAATCCTACGTTATGCGAGATTGCAGAGATGCTTGTAAAAATACAACCAGACGACTTAAGGAAAATTAAGACAATTGTTGAAACGTTTTTAAAGTAGAATAGGGTTTGACGCAATATACTCTTGCTATATTCGCAAGTAATTTTGATAACAATAGGATTCTGTTATATCCATCACTCGTAATGTTAATTAAGTACGAGTGATGGATATTTTACTCAGAAATAATTAAGTTGAAGCCGGTTCCGGATTGGGAAGTTCCTTTTCTGGCTCATTATTATTTGCTGTTATCGTTTCTTTTTTCTGAATTGGTGAAGAGTTTCTCAAGTATGTGTTAGCAGCTTTCTGTATTTTTTTCTTCGCATCCAGTGCCTTATCTCCTTCTAACACATCTCTTTTAATGATGTCAGATTTTAACACTTCTTCGATTTCTTCATTCTCAATCTTAACACCTGGAGTGAGTCGCTTTAACTCTCTCTTTATTACATCCAATATCGTTTCAGTTAATATCATCTGACCTATATAATATTTACTTAATGCTTGCTTCTGAGAATGATACTCGTCAAGAAGGGATTTTCCAAGTGCCTCTTTACAAAGATAATAAACAGGTTCTATATGATTTTCGTTCTTCGGATTAATGTTCGAAAAATTAATTTCATATACGAGTTCCTTATCTATAGGCTTAGAAAATGTAATTCTGTATATTTGCCATATCATTCCATTTGTCAATATAACCCACTCTATGCCAGCGTTTGCACCGTAATCAACAGCCTGTTTGATATGATCATCTTTTAGTTCCAGACCAATTGCTTTGATCTCAATTAAGAGTTTAACTTTGCCATCTATTTTAATCGCCAAATCACAGAATGTTTTTTTGATAACATGCTCTGTTGTAATTTCTGAATATTTATCATAACCAAAAACTTCAGAAAGCATATCTGTAATTATGACTACTGTATCAGATTCATTTACGTCTCTCGCTCTTGCGGAATTCAAGATGGGTTGAAATTTTTTTAATCCAGAGGTGACTCTTTCAAATGTCTTTGTAGGAATTGCCATATGAGATTCACCTAGTTGTTATTGTTCCGTGTCGGCTAAAGCAACTATAGATTGAGCCCATTTGACATATTTTAAATTCGCAAAATCTCTAACTGTTTTTACATTAAATGCCTTTTGGAGATATTCCGCATCACCCTCACTCAAACCTTGTAGAGCAGATACAGGTGATTCGGCGATCTCAGAAAGTTTTTTTGCCTCAAATTTTTTATCTACGGCTTTGTTAATATTCATCTCACACTTACCTCATATAATTTTAGTTTTGGCAAAATAAAACAACCTTGCCATAGACGTCAAATAATTTTGGTAAATTGTAATCTATACGAAGAGACATAATTTAAGTTTTACTAATGGAGTTTAAGTGAGTGGATTTGAAGAAATTGATAAAACAATTAAAAGGTTGAGTATATTTCTATACAGTCTTCGCAAGTGATATTTCATAATCCTTTAAATCAAAATACAGAAAGATATTTGTCCTATTTGGCAGCCCATCATCTTCATAATGAATAAATTGATTTTTCTCATAGAAAGAGACGGCGTCTCTTCGTGAATCGACAATGATAAATCGACAACCAGTTTTGTTCTTTGTGATAAACCAAGTTTTGATTAAATCTATAGCGATTCTTCCATATCCTTGATTTAGAAATTCAGAATGAGTTGCAAATCTTCCTATCAGTACAGCAGGATAAACCTTGTGTCGTGCATTTGGAACTATTAGATTTTCAATATCAATAGATGTTTTAATTGCGTTGTTGCTGAGGGAGAAACCGACTAAAGGTTCTTCGATTTCATCCTTATGAAGAAAGTAAGTTTTTGCGGTCAGTTCTTCTTCGTTGTCCTTCGCGTGTTCTTTGAAGTATCTTTCTAAATCCTTATCGCAAGTAAACTTTCCTAGATCAGTATTAAAAATACTTTTAAGATAAAAATCGCCGAAACTTGGTAACTCCACAAAAAGAAGATTATTTTTGTTTGTTTTTTTCTGAAAGTGCGGCGTATATTTCTTTTTGTTGTTCAGAAATAAATAGAGTTGGGCGTTCCGTTGAGTCCGCCCTTTCAATAAAGCGTTTCGCTTTCTCGCCTGTTAGGGTTGGTATTTTTTGAATTGGTGTTGCAGCCATTGTTTTCGTTTCCTCAATAATGAGCGATTATCGAACTCATTTCGATAATCGCTCATGCTTTCCATCGTAACTAGTATTTATATATCGGTCGATTTAATCTAAAAACAGTATGTTGTTATTGTCAATTTAATGATCGTCACTACAGTGGATTATCACGTAACATACGTATAGTTTATGAGTAAGCTTTAGCATATTTTGCCAGAAATTTGTATAGTTTATACCAGTGTTCTGTTTAGTTGTAAACAAATATTTAGTTATGTAGAGGGCTACTCAAAAAGGCGCCCAACTAATATCGAGATTAACGCCGGATGCGCAATAACCGAATCGTTGGTACACAAGACGCAAGTAGCGTCCCAAGTGGGCGGATAAGTATTTCTTTTTTTAAATTCACTTGGCACTCCCTCGTTTATAGCACCACAATGGTCACACTTAAATCTTATGTCTGGCATTTCGACGAGTCTCATAAGCTTGATTCCATCGTTATTTCTTTTGTTGTTTTTTGAATTTGAGTCCCTATATCTACATCCTCTAAATATAACGCCCGAAATAATCCCCAAAGCCTCTTGTTAGTTTTTTCTAATTTATATGCCAAAATCAGAAACTCGATTGGATCAACATATTTGTAAATTACGACAACCAACAATACGACCGTCCTGCTAAATCTTGGCACAGGATCACCTGACTCAATGTTTGCGTTCGTAATCAACGCATTGCCCATAAGCGCGGACGCTGCAAAAAACAAACCTGCTATTGCGACTCCAATAGACGCAAACGGTGCCAAGAAAATTCCGTGCAAGGGTAAAACATAAACAAACAAAACACAAATAGACACGGCAACCAAAGTCCCGGTCGTGATTAGTATTGCCTGTATCTTGTGTTGCTGATAGCGCCGAACATCTAACCACAACACAACCAGGGACCCTATAAAATACGTAGCACAATATAATGATATTTATAAGTCGGCGTATACGCAAAATTGACTGTATCCAAAAGTTGCACAAATTGATGAGTAATAGCACAATACAAAAAATACGTTATTAGTGCCGTGTTTATTGCAAACCCTACCCTACTCAGTTTGTAATCAAAGTTAAAAATACTTTTAACAAACCTAAAAAATAGATACGGTGTAAACAAGATCGGGATAAGTGTTAACTCGTGCAAAAATTCACGCCATTCCAACATTACCACATTGCGCGCGCCCAAAATAAAAACCCAAGCTCCAAGGGATAACGCAAAAAGTAAAAACCACTTTTGCGTGGACTCACTTTGAATCGAATTACGATAAACGTAAATACCCAGCCAAAAAACAAAAAACGAAACAAAAACTGCTGTAATCATACTTATTTCCAACAACTTCACAAATGTTAAGTAATCTAAATCCACTTTAAAAATATATCAAATTTTTTATTCACTTTGTCTTGTTAGTTGCCGAAAACATAATATTAACAAAACATTAATTTTAAACAGAATTTGAGGCAAAAGTTTTGCATCGTCAAATCAAAAATTAAGGATTTGTTAATTTTTTAAAGCGACATAAGTGAATATATGCGACATAAAGATAACGGGCAAGGAATAAGGTTAAGCATTATATTAGAAGAAACTAATCTAAAGTCAAAAGAGTTAGCACTTGTTTGTAATGTATTTCCTGAGGTATTCTCAAATTTTTTAACTAACAAACGTGATATACCTTTTGATGTCGCGTACACGATAATGTTGGAATATGGTTACTCACCGTTTTGGCTGATCTTTGGAGACGGGGAAAAATTTGTTTCCAAAGATCTTCTTGAATCACTCAGTCAAAATCAAATCGAAGTGATCTACGAAATCGATCGTAATCGCGTGTTTAATCGGCGATTGGATGAATCAGGTTTTAGACCAATGGTTGAGAGATTGATTGATCTAGATGAGAGGGAGCGTAAAATATTCCTCTCTATTTTTGATCGTTTTTTTCCGAAAGGATCTGAATAACTTTATCCGTGTACTTATCAACGAGAGTCGTCACCGACTCTCTACTTTTTTCGATTTCTTTAGCGAACTCTAAAAGAATATTTTTTATTTTCAAACGCAAACTGTTCATTCTGCTGCCTCGGTTTATCCGACGTATACTCGGGGCGAGTTCCGAAGAAATGAGCGATTTTTACTTTTGCTACATTTGACATGCGCGGGAGCGCATTAGGGTTTTTTAATACACAAGGAAGGCGATTGGAAATAAATTATTGAATTTAAAATCTACACTCACTGTCAAATTCTCGAATGTCTAAATTGATTGTATTGCAAATAACCAAGAAACGATTTCTATAAATTGCTTTTTTCGGTAGATAGCAATGTAAGGGTATTGGATACTTCCGATCCGGAAAATACAAATCTACATGTACATAATCTTTTGTTGCACCAGTGGAAATTTTACTATCCGTTTGGATTACTAAGCCCAAGAATTTTACCTTGAGCTTTTCGATTACTTTTTCATAACTTAACCAATCAGGATGCAACTTGAGTATCTACGCTTGATTTTTCTTTTTTCAAATTTTCGTAAAGACCCTGAAGCATCGAAAGAGATACTTTTAACTCAGAATTTCTTTCTTCAGATTCTCTAAATTTTTCCTCAACAATCGAATTAGAATTTTTTAATTCTTCGTTTTCTTTAGATACTGCTCTTAACTTATCTGTCTCTGGATCTCCGCAAAGAAATAAAAGTTGCCTATAAATTCCCCAATACTCCTCTAATTGAGTATTTTTGAGTAACTCATACAGACCCTCATTTTCTTTTAGTGAGGATAGATATTCTTCAATGTGCTGAAAAAGATTTGATTTAGACTTTATCTCGTCAATTCCCCAAGAGAATAATCCTAACTCAAGTGCAACAGCCGCATATCCAGACTCATCTTCGGGACCTTTTTGTTCGAAAATCAGATAATGAATTTTCAGAGAATGCCCATTCACATGGCGCCAAATTTTCCCGAATAATACTACTTTTCCAATTTCTATCATTTTATTCTACCCCACAAGATTTTGCCCTCTTGATTTGTCCACTCCTATGTTTATATATCTTAGTTACGATATATACTAATCTATCGGCATAGTCAACAATTGACAACGACACTTTTGATTCTTATAAGACTTAATAACTCGAATCAGGTGGGGAATTTCCCCACCTGGAAAAAAATCAAACGCCTTAAGTCCAAACATACCTCCTTTTCTTAACTCTACACTATGCGGAACAAAAATCCGCTTCCCCTATTTTTCCCCTGCATGAGAGACTCTATTTTGATGAAAGTTATTGCAATCGTAAACCAAAAGGGCGGCGTAGGCAAAACTACCGAAACGTCAATATTTGGCAAAAGCCTGGCTTACTCTGGAAAAAAAGTTCTTGTCATTGATGCAGATCCGCAAGGGGGCATTTCTTCTATCCTACTCCCAGACCAAGACGAAAATGAAAACCGCAAAGGATTATTTGATATATTGATGGGCGATGATCCTATTTTCAACGAAAACATTCACCCATCTCACCTCCTAAATTTAAATGGAAACCTTCATATCATTCCAGCAGATCATAGGTTAGACAAAATATTCGTTTCGTTATCTCCGTTTGTTCTTAGGGATACCTTTAAATCCTTTTCGACAAAGGATTATGATTTTATTCTCATTGATACACCCCCAACTGTTCAAGGAATTACTCGTGGTGCTATTATTTTTGCTGACCGTGTTATTATTCCCTGCGAAACAACACCTCAGTCTTTCGGGCCCACCAAATATACCGTCGATTCGGTTTTAAATTTAGAGAAGACCCCTGAAGTAATTTTTCTTGGCTGGAAAGATCCTGAAGGTGATGGGTTCCAAGCTCGCAATGCTCGGAAGTTTGAAACACAATTTTCAAAATTCCTCATAGGCTCTCTCCCGAAAAATATCACTTCGAGCTCTTTGGCCTCGGAAGATAAAAAAATCACACCTTCTATCAAAGATGGTCTCGTCTCAGCGGTCATTTCTTTGCTGGAGAAAAAGAAATGAGCGGCCTTAAAAAAGTAGGCTCACAAGATTATAAGACTATAAAGATGCGGCTCGCTCCTGAGCTTTTGGAAGTTCAGGGAATGATGCCGATTTCAGATGAAGATTATTCAAAGCTATATAAATCTATTTCTAAGGTTGGGATAAAAGACCCGTTGCGTGGCTATCTTGGAGAGGGAAGGGTATTCTTTATTCTTTCGGGAGCCAATCGATTCGATATAGCTACAAAGTTAAATCTCGATATGATTCCCATCGAGATTTACGAAGGCGGCTCTTGGAAGGATAGAGTCGAATTTGCTTTAAATGAAAATTTAGAAAGACGCCACTTAACAAATGATCAAAAGAGAAAGATTGCTGAGTGGAAACTTAGAAATTCTCCCGAAGAATCGGATAGAATCATCGCCAAAAAAGCAGGTGTAGATCATAAAACGGTTGGAACTATTAGAAAGAGGCTTGAATCAGGTGGGGAAATTCCCCACCTGGAAAAAAGAAGAGGGCAGGATGGGAAAATTCAGGCAGCAAAGAAATCAGGCGAGGAAATTCCCCACCTGGAAAAACAATCAAACGCCTTAAGTCCAAAAGAAAAAATGCTTAGGATAAATGAGATTAAAGCCGAAATTGAAGACTTAAAAGCACAAATCAAAACAAAGGAAAAAGAAATCAACAAGCTACTGAAAACTTAACCGCTTCATATTTGGCACTTATAGAAATGCCCAAAAATTTCTTACTTTAAAATAAAAAAAGAGTACCCAAAACCGTACGGCAATATATCGTACCGTAAACATCTCTCATCCAAGATTTGTTGTCGATGCCTGTGCGGAGGTGAGATGCCCACAGGCAATTCCTTCCTCCAAATAATAAAATTATGTCTCTTTTTTTCTTGACAATTTTCCATGGCTTGATCTAGATCTGTACCCGTTTAAGGCGACATAACTTGAACACGGCCCATCTCACAATACGGCCAAATGACAACGAATCGAGGACCTCCGAAACGGCTCCGCGCCGAATCCATGCTCCCCGATAAATTTAGAGTAGGGTAAAACTCTTTTGCCGTGCTGCGCCCGAAATATGTCCGGCACCGCAAGATAGGATAAAAACGTGGAAGATAGCTACGTAGGGGAATTTATACCCAAGTCGGTAAAAGATTTAAAATTATCGCGAGGACTTAGAGACCTCCTTGCTAAGATTACGCTCCTTGATATCGGCGGGCGAAAAAAAGGGATGGGCGGTTGTACCGCAAAAAATAAATCTCTCGGGAACTACTGTGACATGTCCGAGGAAACTGTTTCGAGATATGTAAGACGACTTCGGGAGTTGGGGTACGTAACTCAAACCGAATTTCACGGTCACTATCGAGTTCTCCAATCGAGTCTTCACAATACTGTAGCAATGGAAATGGGGATATACAAAACCGAGAAAGCATCGGGTAAAATTCCGGGGCAGGGTAGGGCAAGCGGACTAGGCAGCTCCGGACAATCCACGGCAACTGTCCCGGATAAATTGGAGCGTCCTTGTACTCTTACTAAAGACCCAACTAAAAGACTCACATACCAGGGGGCAGTGTTCGACGAAACCGGACCTGAGTGGAAAAAATTTCTGATCTGGTCTTCGAAAAGACTAACTCGATCAAGCTTTGCTATTTTAGAAAAAGTCAAAATAGATTTTGATGGTACAATCCTGAATATTAGAACTCTGATTTCGGAACGTCTTCAAATGATTGTAACGAAATACTTTACGGAAGAAACTGGGATCAGATGGGAGCTATCCTTCTCGGAAAAAGAAAATCAGGATTCCAAATCAAAGAACTGCACGGTAGAAGAACAATCTGAACTTTCAGAACCAGTAAAAGAAAACAACGGTGAATTCAGACTTATGACGGAGGAGGATATTCGAAAGGCGATGAGAGAACTCGAAAGAATCAAAGATGGGAGGCCCATCGTGTCAACGTTCGGAAGAATAGCAGCATAGGCCTGAGCTAGTCTATTTTTTATTGCAAAGGAGACTATGCATTTCTAGGGTTAGCAAATGCCTATTTACGAGACGATTGAAACTAACGGTATTCCGGTAAAAATCTTCACGAACCAAATCGAAGAGCAGGCTCGGCAACAGTTGATTGATTTGGCCGAATCTGGTCTGGTAGTAGGGCATGTCGCGGCAATGCCAGACGTTCATTACGGAATGGGTGCGACGGTTGGTTCTGTATTTGCCTCTGAAAAATACATTTGTCCGAATGCGGTCGGGGTCGATATCGGCTGTGGAATGGCCGCGGTTCCGGTTCCGAATCTAAAATCAGAAAGGATGGATTGGGCAACTAAAGAGAAAATTCATCACGCGATTAAGGAAAGAATTCCAACTGGAATGCACTCACATCCAAAACCAAGACCGGCGCCGGTCCTTGAAAATCAAAATCGTTCCTCGTGGCTTTCGAAACAGATTTCGAATAAAACGGCATGTCAAATCGGAACCCTCGGAGGAGGGTAGGGCTTATCTCCTCTTGCAAGTATCGTCTTAGAAGAAACAGGAAGCGAAGCAGATTTTTCTAAGGCAGTCAACATCCATCACAACTACTGTACGTGTGAGGAATGTGAAATTTCGGATGGGCAAGGGAACCTCGTCAAAAAGAATCTTTGGGTAACCCGGAAAGGCGCGACGAGCGCGAAGTTGGGTCAATACGGACTCATTCCTGGTTCGATGGGAACCGGATCCTTTCTCGTGCGTGGACTCGGAAATTCTGAGTCATGGCAATCATCATCGCATGGAGCTGGAAGATCGAAATCAAGAACGAAGGCGAAAGCCGAAATCCCGCAGTCGGACTTCGAAAATTCTATGAGAGGAATCGTCTGCGAAACGGACGAGGAGCTTAGGGATGAAGCGCCCCAAGCTTACAAAGATATAAACTCCGTCATGGAGTGGCAGTCCGATCTCGTCGAGATCGTAACTCGATTCGATCCCCTAATCAATGTTAAAGGATTCGATTCTGCGGTTCCGGCTTGGAAACAGCCTAAGATCAAAGTCCTTTTCGATAACGCGGAAGAATTTGGAATTCAAATTTCAGCAGTGATGATTTCTAAATCCGGCACGGATCGAAAATCGAACTATAACGAATTCATTCCTTATGGAGAATGGACTCAACGCGGTGGCGGATTTCGAAAAGGAAATTCGATTTCGACTTGGGTAACTTCACCAACGGAACCGGATCAAAAACTTCTTTTAGTGAGTTCGGCGGTCACTTCCGATAATGTAGATTCTGTCGCGTTAAAATTATGTCTCATTTGTATGTTTGTTAACGGAGGTTTGATTTTAACTGTGCCGCTATATTCTCAAGTTCTCCTATAAGTTTGTAATTGTCTGTTTCCCGCAATTCAGTAAGTCCGCTATATTTTTCGCGTAATACTATTGAGATTAAAGTCTGATAGCCTATCCCAATATTACTAGCTTGTTGTTTTATATTTGTTAACAGCCCTTTGTCTAAGCGAATTGTGATCGGGATTTTAGCTGTGGTTTTTTCCGCCTTTGTTTCTTCGAGTAGTTTATAAATTTCTTCTTTCCTCTTTTTACTAACGGATTTCGATGATTCGATTTTTGACTCTAAGTCTTTCTCAAATTTATCTAATTTATTTTTCATAGCGCCTCCTGAGCTTACGCGTTGGTATGATCGTGATCAGTATTATGTCTTGCTCTATTATCTTAAACGGGACATAGTAATATTGATCTTTTATCTTCAGCACAAAAGATTCTTGCCCTGGGTGATTGCCAGAGGGCGTCTCGATAATATCAATGACATCCCCATCTAAAATCATTTGCTCTATTGCTTCAAAAGATATTTTACGATCCCTCTTCAACTTGTCGTTTTTGGCCTCATCCCAAAGGATCATGTCCCATTTATACAATATGTATTTACAATGTCAATACATATTGTATTTTTTCTATTCATGCAAAAAAAACTTTTGGTTGAGCAAGAGTCGGATCTCGATAATTTTGTCGATCATGCAAAAATACTCACCCGAAATTGAGATATCTATCGACGAGCTTGAGCCGTACAAACTTCCTATTCGACGACAACGAAAAATTGATCCGGATTCAGTGGGTGCGCTTGCCCAGGGAATTTTGAGGGATGGGCTGCTTGAGAGCATAACGATAAGCTCCTTCAAAAACAAAAACGGAAAATACGTAGTTTATAAGGGCGCCCGGAGAACCCAGGCGCATCGAGCATTGAGTGACAAGGGTCACATTAAATTCAAAACTATTCGAGCCCGGAAGTTGTTAAACGATGATGATCCTCGGGCAGTGCGACGAGAGATTTACGGAACTAACAATGATGGTGAAAAATGGGCCGATGAGGACATACTCGAAATTCTTCCAAAACTTTACCCAAAAGATCGGTTCATGGAAAACTTGGCCGGGGCTCCAAAACTTGGAATTGCAAAAGGGGTTTCGCTTGCCGACGAAATTGCGGAGGACTGGGCGATGTCACAGCGGACCGCTTATCGGTGGATCAATCGAGTGATTGAGGCAAACTCATGGAAATCTGAAAAGAAAAAATCTCCTTATCCGCTCCTCGGTTCAAACGAATTTAAATTTGTGAGTCGCATCGCAAAACAATACATTGTCGCGGAAAAGAAATTGTTAGCAGCGCAAGAGAAGCTTGACGAAGCCTTAGGCGAAATCTTAGATCCCGAAACAAAGGTCATCAAAAAAAATGAATTCCTTGCCTTCGTGGAGGATTTCAAAAAAGGAAAGGCCCGTCATCTGTAATGCAAGCAGACGACGAGCCTTTATTTTGACAGTTGACAAAATTCTAATTTAGGAAGGAGGAATCGGAAGGGATCTCGATAGAAATGGAATCCTCATTTGCCCTTTGGCGATCAGATATAAAATTAGAATCAAAATCACGCCGGCAATCGCGAGAAGGACAAACCAACCAAGTGATCGAAGTCCATCTCCCCATCCTGCTTCTCGCTGTAGATCTGAGTTTTTCTCTGAAGTTTTTTTCTCTGATTTGATTGCGCTTCTTGCATTCTTGTCTCCGGCTTCGATTGAATCAGCAGCCGCGCGCAGCAAAGTGGATATGTGCTTGCCTCCCTTTTCTTCCTGATTTTTTGCCTCGGCGCGGAGGACGGTCGGCATGCCAACGCTATCCGGGGTTTGGGCGACTGCCGTAATGCACGTTTCGGTAGGGAGCGCAAGTGCGATTAAAACGATGAAATTAAGGAGTCGTTTCATCAGTTTTGTCCTCCACTGGCTTTGCGGATTTAAAAGACGCCCACGCAACCGAAAGAGGCTTTGAAAGATAAGCCGAAATCGACAGTAATGCGATCGCGCCGAAAACGGTGTATTCCACCCCGCCGATGAGCGCCATCTGTTTGGCTTTGTCCGTGTATTGCAAGACCGCCTCGATCACGGACGCAAAAATGAAAATGATTAAGGACGGCTTCCTGAATTCGTCCTTCGCCTTTTTTAGTTTGTGAGTCATAGTTTTTCCTTGTTTAAAAAATTACGCGACGAGATCCATCATGTGCGTATCCGTCCGGAAAATATCTTTAAAGACTGATTCCGGAAGAAAGGACATGAATCCGTCAAGGGGTTTTGAGTAGCCTTCGGTATAAACGCCGGCAGGATCCGAAACCCATAGGCCGATGATTTTCCCGGAAGGACCGACCCGGTATCCAAGAATCGTGATGATGTGTCCTCCGGTCTTACCGAGGTGAATCCCGACCATTGGCTGTCTTCCGAAATGAATTGGAGTTACAAGCTGATTGAGTGACTTTAGTCCGATCAGTTTGTAGCCAACGCGCGGGACAGGATTTTCGTCTGGAAAAGCTTCTGATAGAACTTGGTTGATAAATTTTCGATGACTTTCCCAGAAGAAGCGTTTGTTATTTTCGAAACGGTCCCCGGATTTATATTCTCCGACCCGGATCTTGACCGCGAACTCATCCACTCTTCCGGAGAGCTTATAAACCATCCCCACTTTTATTTGAACGTCGATAAGTTGATTGGTGGAAGCCGCATCGGAAGAAGTCATGCAATCGTTAAACCGACGCCATTCTTCCGTCCAAACCATGTTCGACGTCCCGTCGATATTTCGATTGTTCTTTTGGGTGTAATGCCAGGCAGTCTCGAGGACGAAATCATCTTTCGTGAGTCCATACTGTTCACGATCGATCTTACGTCTTCCTTCCACAATCTGAGTCATAGTTTTCTCCTGAGAAGAATCCCGATATCCCCTGCCGTTTCAATTATCTCTTTCGGATCGTGAATAATGTCCGAATCGTCGTGCCAGGATACGGACAGGAAGCCCTCAATCTTTCCGTTATATTCGATCTTTGCGAAAAGATGAGCCTTGATTTCATTGAATCGGAAAACATCTTTCCATGCGGAAGATTCCGGAAGCGAGTCCGTCGAAAGGAAAAAGGAATCGGACTCGCAGATTGGTTTTATTATCTCGAGGCTTTGTGAGATTGGCTGCTGGGTATAGAATTCCTTGAATTTGTATGGGTAGGCCATACCAGTCCTCACGACGATATTCGTGAGAGAGAATTTTTCGACGCCCCTACCATTGTGATAATACTCGCCGTTATGAAACAAAAAAACCTTCGCCCGACTTGCATTATAATGATCGCGCAGGACGGCAAGATGTTCTTGAACGGATGTGTTTCGGTTTAGCTCGCGTTGGATTTTTCCACGATCCTTTTTGGTTTTCATCCATTCGGTCCACAGCTCATACAAATATTTTGTGGCGGTAGCGATTGCGAGTCCTCCGATAATGCCGGCGGCATTTATCGCCTGGTGAAGTAACTCGGTCATCAGCCCTCTTCCCAACCCGAATCGATATCAATGGCGTTCAGTTCCTCGATCGTGGTCGCGTTCAAAATTTGCGATTTGAGCTCGGCCGCTTTGCGTAGAAGAAACTTCTTTCTGTCCGCACCATCCGTCAGGACTTTCTTGAGTTGTTCCGGAGTGTGTAGCACATACTCCTTTTTTGTAACAGGATCAAGTGCGCACTTGAGTAGCTCGCCTGTCCCGAGTGCGGCGAGCCCGAGCAGGTTCAATTGATCGTCCCGGTCGGAGTTATAGTAGTGCCGCTCTCCGAGGGCATGGGAGGAGAATCCGTCACATATCCACCATGAGGCAAGGGAGTTCACACGAGAGATGCCCTCGGATTGGATTCTAACGAAATCGAGAATCCATCCCGACTCTGTATGAATCTGATACGGTAAAAAAACTCCGTTTATATCCCGAAGGGGTTCGTCCTCGGTTTCGGTCTCTGGATCCATGACATCCTCCCACTGGAAGAGTGTCCGCTCGGCTATTGATATTTTGTTATATACTTTTTTATGCTCAAACTCTTTGGCGACTCCGTCTTCCACGTTCGCTCTAAAAACGTCCCCGACCTGAGGATTGTAATTCGAAGAATAGACAGCTTCGTGTTTGCTCGGATCAAAATACATCCAAGCAGTCGGCCCATCTAATCGATCCGGATCCGTGTTGATCCAGATAATTTTCTTATTTGATTTTTCTAATATATAGTTCATTATGCTACCCTCACTTTATATTTAACTGCTACGTATGCAGGGGTCGTCTCATTGCTGACTCGCGGCGTTCCGTTGGCACCATTTGCATTAGGGCCATACATAGCAATGTTAACATAAAAAACGCCGGTCCCTCCAGCACCAAACCAATAACCCCCAGCGCCTCCACCAATTCCGTAAACGTTGTTGTAGGTAAACGCGTGGGAGTGATCAGGAATTGCATCTTGACCAGCATACCCAACGGCTCCACCGTCATAGTTTCCACCGGCCATTTTATTTCTTGTTCCGTGCACTCCCGCATTTCGCGCAAAAAGTCCACGACGATCAGGAACGTTATACGTAGTCGACCCGTCTCCAAAACCGTATTCCGCATTGACGAGCATTGTTCCGGCTTGTGATGACGTTAAGTCTATAATCGCTCCGGTAGCAGTTGCCGAAATTTGGAAGTCATTTGTTGTCGGGTTACGTACATAATAATTTGTTAATGCAGTAATCCCGCCACCTGTAAAAGAGAACTTTACAAGTTGACCCTCAACGCATCCGTGTGCGGTCACGTTGATTCTATCAGTTGCGGGTGTTATACTTGCAACAGTTCGGTTTACTAAATTCCAAAGTGCCGCATAAGTTGTCCTTGAGATCGCCTGGCTATTAATTACTTTGTACCTTGTCGCATCCAATTGATCAAACGGATCTTCTATAACCGCACCTAGTGGTATTGTGTCTACTGTTACTGCACCTGTTAGTCCATTAACGGACGTCACCGGGAATGACAACACCACAACCCCAGTCTGTCCGTTTACGCTTGTTACACTTGCAGCACTGGGCGGAAGTTGCGACGGAATTATAAGCCCATCTGGTCCTAACGTTGCGACCCCATTCACGACGCCCTTCTCCGCGATTGGAATCTTTGTTGCAATCAAGTCCGTGACAGTCGTTGCAAAGTTAGTGATAGCAGCATCTAAACGTGTGACTATCTCCGACTCCACCCAGTCGCGTCGAGTCGCGTGGTCTACACTTGTTGGCGGACTGACGATCGAAAGATTGTGGACACCGGTTACGTTGTCTTGATTGTCAATTGTGATTCCGGTTTCGACAACGTCTAAGTCTGTTGCGCCAGATTTAAGTAGTCTCTGTCCAGCAAATGGATTTAGTTTTGATAGTTTATTTTCTCGGAGCCACCGAAGGCAACGCTCTAATATTAAGTTCGGTGATCCAAGGATTGTCGTCCAATATGACGCATCAACACCAATCAACCATGCACCGAGGCCGGTATTCGTTGACGCAAGCATTTCCAAAATTGATTGCACTTGACTGGGGTCACTTACATCACCATCTCGTGTAATTGTACCGACTAGTTTAAACGATCCGTAATAATCATAATTTTTTACACCAGATCTCGTAATCAGCAAATCGTAAAAATATTGTTCGTCTCCTAACATCCCTACAGTGTGTCCTGGTTGGATATAAGCCACAACAATCCCTTGGGCCCAATTCGCACCTGGATCTGTTGGTAACAAATCAATAGACAATTCTACTTTCGTTGCTTTAGGATTTTTTTTAACCTGCAAGCGAATAGTTGCATATGGATTTACGATATTCTGGATACCCGTAAAATCTTTTACAGTCGATTCGTTTTGATAAGTAATGATCGGTTTCTGTTGCTTCATTTTATTCTATTACTATGATTCCGCCATACTCTATGGAGTTTTTAACATGCGTTTTCCAAACAGGATCATTTCGTTTAACAAGTACATCATATTGATATGTTCCTGGACTGAGTTGGTCTGTTTCCATAGCACTTTTACGAATCCAATAACCACTTAAGTCAATTTGAGTTTCAAAAGAATATTTTGATTCTTGTCTTCCATTTGATCCAATCCTAGCAAATTGACAAAAAACGGTCGCGTCTTCTAAATGCGGAGATTCAAAAAAATGCGCGAAATCTTCACCACGTCTCATAAATAATCTTAATTCTTTCATGGATTTATGTATTTTATAAGAACCCATTCCATTAACGCATTGCTCGAACTTGACCAACGGAAATTATATTGAGTTCCGGTATCTATAACCTGAAATGGACTACTACCATTGCCGTAAGAACCAAAACTACTTGTTCCAGTTCTTGTATTTTTCCATATTAGTAGTCCATTATGTGGAGAGTATGCCTCCATTCCCAAGGTGCCGGAGTTACCATTCGCCGCAAAATCTCGTTCGCTTTTAGTGATCGATACAATTTTGACGAGATTCAGCAGTGGACTCAATTGACTATTTATCGAATTATCCGCGTTTGTTCTCGCGGTCACTTCAGCCGCAAGATTGTTTATTACGGTGGTGAGTTGCGAAAGTCTTACCGAATCATTTGGATTGGTTCCGGCTGCAAGATTGATAATCTTATTAAGATTTGCGTTCAGATTCCCTAACATCGGTAGAGATCCATCACGAGATAGTTTTTCAGCGAGCGCGAGTTGTTCTATATATAAATCATTTTGGACGTTCTTGACTGATCCTACTCCAAAATAACTGACAATATATTGGGATCCAATTGGTGTATCTATTGGCACTAGGACTATTCCAACGCGTGGGGCAAGAAAATATTGTGAGCCAGTCGCAACAGATGTAACACGAGATTGCCTGTTTTCCAATATTTTGTCCGCGTTAGAATTCCCTTTATATACTTGGATTGATCCGTCATCTAAAGGGCGTTCAAAAAGCTTGAAGCCGCGCTTCCCTCCGTATTCAGGTATTTCGATTACTGAGTGTACTTCACTCGTTATTTCCTGCGGAATGAATTTACCTTCCTGCTCGTCGTATCTCCAGTCAATACACTGTAGACCGATGGGGATTGGTGATAGTGCCATTATTTTCTAATCATTATTTTTTGCGTTTCAATTTGAGTTAGATACCCTGATAGGTAGTTTTCAAAACGGTTGTCTTTCGATCCAAAAGACAACTTACAGAATCTTCTTGTTCCCTGATTGTATTCTACTTCTTTCAGTGGGACCACAAAATCAATTGTCGTGTGTGATAGGAATTGAATGTCGTCTATATAAAGGATACAGTTTTTAGCATTTTTAAAGGTAAGTCCAATTTCGCCAATTTTTTGAATTCCTAAATTAGACACATCCCATTCGAACGGAACCCAAGAATCCTTGATTCCAATGGATAACGGAAACGGGTGTTCGTCAAATGTAGTTTCACCAACTGAAAAAATTATGGACCCTCCGGGATTTGCTACCCAGTCTTCCGCTTCCGTGCAATAGACCCAAAATAAAATTTTCTGTAATGAGTAAACTTTTCTGTTGACGGTTTTTCGGTAAGTTACGCTGTCAGCATTTTGGAGAATAAATTTTTGAGAAAAAGCTCCCTCAATTGCCATTGTATTTTCGAGGGAAACAACGGCCTTTGTTGTGTCAGAGTTGACCCATCCTGTTAGGGACTCAATCACTCCCAACGTTTGCACATAATCGCCAGGTGATGTGGGTATTACATAGTCTCCAAATTCGTAATATTTAAATGGAGCGTTGTTAATTGTGATTATCCATCGGGGATCTTTTCTAACCGCAATAATGCCCTGCAAATACATTCGTCCAATCTCTTCCGTAAAAGATGCAGGGACGTCAATTCCGCCGCCCGAAGGTTCTTTGACGCCATATTTGTGTTGGGATGGGAGGTCTTCTATTTCGCAAAGTAGTTTAGATCCACTTCCGTTTTCGTCTTTAACAAATAGTTTTATTTTATTCCAAATCCACTCCGTGTCTTCTTTAAATTCGATGTCGTTATAATCAAATCCAGTTGATAGTTTATCAATTGGAGTCGTTCTTTTTTCCCGTAAAAAATAATATCCATTTCCGTCGACTCCTACAAACCACTGTCCACCAAGCATGTGCTGAATCAAATCTACGAATTTCCAAAGTGTCATTCCTCCTAAATCTAACCAACCAAGTGTTTGCCTTCCTACAGTTGGTTGTATAAGATTTTCAGAATAAAAAAGAGGAATTTTTTGTCCGTATTTTTTAAAAACCTGTTTAACGAGATCCGAGATCAGTGTCGTTTGCTCACTCCACTCAATCGGGTATATTTCGATATACCCCTTGATCACGGTTTGGGTTATAACTGAGGGGTTGTGAATTCGGAGAGTTAGGCTATCAATTAAATCCGAGATTTCAAAATATCCTTCGTTTTCGGAATCTTCAGTTTCTCTAATTCTCATTCTCATCCCCGGGCCGATGGTTGCGGAAGCAAGATTTTGCGGATAGACTGAGTTTGCAGAAATTCTAATAATTGCGTCTGTATCTGTTCCAGTTATTTCGATGCTTTGTATATTCCATCTGAGATCATTTTCGATCGTAACCTCTTCGAGGCGTTTGCGCATTCCGTACATTTTGTAAGACAAATCGTTTTTGTTCTTTTCGAACTGCGACGGCGGGTCATAGATATACCCTTTGAATACGTCCTTGTCGTCAATCCGAGTCTTAAACGAAGCGAAACGAGGGAGAGGAACGTCTGGCTTTTCTGCAAGTTTCATTTCCCCGGATTTGGAACCGGTTTCGTCTACAGCATATTTGAGACTTGAGACGATCGGGTATTTTACACCAAGCGGGAATTTTGCTGTCAGGGCTCCGGAACTAGTTGTAAACTGTACTTGAGAATTTTCATCAGGTCCGCCGGAATATTCCTGGAAAACTGTGCTTTGAGTAGGTTCGCCTTTTACCGAACTTCCGTAACAAGATCCGAAACCGGTCGGATCACCAGCCTTTTCGCCTTGTCCATAAATTGCTCCTTCGAAAGTTGAATAACCCACTTAGTTTGACCTCCGGCCTCGGGATCGTAACCTAAAAAGGATCGGCGAAGAGTTGATAGAGGTATATACAACTCGGTTCATACCAGCACGGAATTTTAAAAAGTTTCCGTTTGTCCAAAGCAAATTGTTTTTAGAGTAGGTAATAGCTGTATTTGGATTTGGTCTTCCTCCTATGTATATCTTGCCGTAATCGTTATCGATTTTCATCCATTTGTTGACTTCGGTTGAATTTGAAAACGTAAGGCTTTGGATTCGGATCGTTGCGAAGCCCTTTCCGTTCTCGTCGAAAAGATCAAAAGAAAAATCAGGGTTATAATCCGAGGCCGCTTCGAGTTCTAAGATTCCATAACCGTCGATATAGTTGTCAGGAAGTTCTAATTCATGCGAACCTCCAGAAGCAAGAAGGAGGAAATCCGAATCTGATTCTTCATCGTCTTCCCAAAGGACGTCGTTAAGAATAAACTCTAACGGGACCTCTTTTTCAATTCTTGCTTCATTCCCTTTATCAAATTGTTCCGGAAATTTTGAGAACTTTACTCTTGTCCTTCTTCGATTAGCGACATCGACAAGGTAGAATGGTGGCTTATTATTCAAGAAGAAAGCGGTAGTTTTTGATTTAAAATAAAAGTAATCCGAATCGTTTGTAAAAGATTTCGAAATCCAGAGAGTGAGTTTTCTTGATGCAATATATGGGTTCGAATTGTCTACAGAACCCCACTGTTCTAATCGGGGCGTTGCACTCTCTGAAAGATCGAAGTCAACTGGAGACACAAGGACACACGGATCAAGTGTGTCCCTATACGTGTTGCCTAGACTGTCTTCGATAATAAATTTCATTGGCCCTTCTTTTCTTTCTCCTGCTTAGCCATGATTCTCTTTTCAATTTCCATGCCTTTAAAATAATATTCAAACATTACATCCTTTTCGCATTCATAAACTTTACCGTCATCACAACCTGAAGCGTTTAATCCACAATTTACGATTTCAACATTCATACAAAATACGAGAATCTCTTTTCGAATGATCAGTCGTTGTGGCGCGCCTGAAAACGTGCATGTTGTTAACGAAAAAATTAAACATGCTAATATTAAAAATTTAATTTTCATAACATCTCCTTTTTTATTCATAATTCCTGTTATTCTCTTCTTCTTCGTGGGTCCAAAATTCTTTGTTATGAGTTGGGCAAAAGTTCCTGTAATCATAAAAAATACTATAATTAGTAATCGAAGGATTATCCGCTCCATTAAGACGATTCGTCCAATCATTAATCGTGGAACGGACTATTTCCCCATTCCTAAAAAGAACTCCCACTGGTTGAAAGCCAGTATAACCACCAAACTGATTCTTTGCATTATACGTGATACAGACACCCCAACCGTAAAGATGCGCTTCTTTTGAATCGGAGAAGGATGGAGTCCATACCTTTCGAGGCTTAGTAATTTCGCCCCATTGAACACTTTGTGGATCCAATAACATTTTACCAACATGAACCTTGGTTGCGACCTCTATGAGAGCCGAATCAGGTTTCGGGCCGTAGTTTGCGGAAATGATTTCCTTATTCGTGGGAATCGTTACGCAGTTATAAATTACCAAAATAAGCAAAGCAAAAAGATTAGTAAGTTTAATTTTCATAATATCTCCTTTTGGTAATATTCAAACTTCCAGTTCTACTATCAACCCAAAACCCCGGCTTCTTTAAGATCCGTTAGAAACCAATTCTTAAAAACTGCATATTGTTGCTGAAAATCAGGGATATTTCCACCAGTGTAAGACGGAGCCCAAGTCAAGTTTATGTCCCCAGATCGATTTGTGACGTTTTGCGTTAGTCGGTCCGCAATCTGCGATTCCAAGGATGACCAACCTTTTTCGGGAACCACTGTTTCTTGTGGCATCAAAAGTGCGGGAACTGAGTCCTTTCCGGGAATTCCTCCCTGTACAAGTCCACCGCCGGAAAAGGCCATGAACGGCGGATATTGTTGTGACATAGCGGTTTTTAATGCCAATCCACTTGCTAAAGCACCGGCACTGGCTATGATTCCGCTAAGAATTCCACCTTGAGCGACTCCAATCGCGGGCATGGTTTCCATAGATACACCTAAGGTTGGGGCAGCCAACGCAGCTCCGGCTGCCGTGTATCCAGCAACAGAAGAAGCGAAAGTAAGAGCAGCTTGCGTTCCTGATTGCGCTAGAGCAAAAGCCGCTTGCGCGACTTGTGCCTGTTTATTTGCCTCAAACGAAGACTTTCCTGCTTGCCACTCTATAAGAGCGGAAAGACGCTTTGCGTTTTGTTTGTCAGTTTCAGTTTTTGCAGTCGCGGCTGCCTTTTCGGCTTCTATTCTTTTCTGTTCTTCCGCAATAGTCTCCTGATTCTTTTCGTCTTCCTTTTTCTTTTTTTCGTCTTTTGCAGTTTGATCTTTTTCTGACTTATCAATATCAGCAGTTGTTTTGTCGTTATACCTTTTTCTTAATTCGTCTTTTTCTAATTGTAGTTGTGCAAAAAGTTCCTTTTTTCTGGATTCGAAATCAATGTCGTCACCGTGTTCCTTTTCGAGTTGGATGTATTTGAGATTATACTGTTCTTCAAGACGTTTCGCGTCCTCGTTATATAGTTCGTCATTGTGCTGGCGGATTTTTTCCGCTTCCGCATCTCTTCTGGCTTGTTTATCAGCTTCATATTCCCGTTCCGCTTGAGCCATTGCGTCGAGGGTTTCTTGTAGTTTTGCTAACTCTGCATCTTTGGCCAAAAGAAAAGCTTGTAACTGTGCGTCTAAAATTCGTTCCGCGAACTTGCGCCTGAAACTGTATTTGCTGAATTTGATTTTGCGAATGGACTTGTGCGAGCTGGGCCTGTGCTTGAGCAACCTGAACGTATGCTCGTATAACTTCG